CACCGACAAATGCGGTGGAGAACGCCTTCACACCATTGGCGAGACCGGTGAGATTACCTTGGATGCCACTAGGAATGGTGACGTCTTTCCATTTATTCACAGCGGATGCCAATTGCCCAAAGGGGCCAACGACGGCGTTCAATGACCAACCACCAGCGAATGCCAGTGCGAACGATTTCACGCCGTTGGCTAGAGCAGTGAGATTACCCTCGATCCCGGCCGGGAATTCAATGGTGGACCACTTCGCGACCGCATTGGCCATCTGGACCATGCCCGGTGCCGCGGTCGACAACGCTCCTGCTCCAAGACCGCCGAGCGTGAATTTCATGACCCCGGATGCCAACGTTCCGAGATTGGTCGCCAGATCTTCAGGAACGGTAACTCCAGACCATTTCTTGACCGAATCGGCCAACTGACCAAGTGGAACGGCAACCGTGGATATTACTCCAGCACCAATACCGGACAATGTATTCAACAGAGAGCCGAGAGCAGTCACGCCCAAAGCGCCGGCCATGGCCGCAAGGCCTCGTCCGATCTCATCCCAATTAAATTCTGTAAATTTACCGAATGCCGTTGCGATATCGATGAGACCCTGAGAGGCAAGCGTGATCGTTCCCGCACCCATAAGACCGGCGATTCCGGTAAGGGCACCGGTTGCGCCGCTAATGACCGCGACCTCGCCAAGAGCACCGCCCATGGCGACGAGGCCACGGCCGATTTCGTCCCAGCTATACTGAGCAAATGAATTGAACGCTCGGGCAATCTCGTCAAGACCTTGCACGGCGAGAGTGATCGTGCCGGCTCCGATCAATCCGGACAGACCCGCAAGCTTACCTAATGCACCAGTGATGAGACTGACCTCACCAAGAGCTCCGCCCATGGCGACAAGACCACGACCGATTTCACCCCAGTTGTACTGAGTGAACGATCCAAATGCCGATGCGATGTCACCAAGACTCTTGGCGGTTATTAGAATGGATCCGCCGCCGATGATTCCGGACAGACCTGCGAGTTTGCCCAAAGCACCGGATACGACGCCAACCTCGGTCAAAGCACCGCCCATAGCAACGAGGCCGCGTCCGATTTCATCCCAATTGTATTGCGTGAATTCACCGAACGCTTCGGCAATGTCGCCAAGAGATTTGGCCGTAATGAGAATGGATCCTCCGCCAAGGATACCCGAGAATCCGGCGAGCTTACCAAGCACCCCGGTCACGGTGCCGACTTCGCCCAAGGCGCCGCCCATAGCGACCAGACCTCGTCCGATTTCGCCCCAGTTGTACTTCGAGAAATCTCCGAACGCTTCTGCGATGTCGCCGAGGCTCTTGGCCGTCAAGACCATGCTAATGGACGCGGAAAGATTGTTCTTACCAAATCGTCCGAGCAGACCGGTGACGGTGCCCATCTCGGCGAGGGCACCGCCCATGGCGGAAAGGCCCTTACCGATCTCCTCCCAGCTCATTCCACCAAGCTTTTTGAGAGGATCTGCCACCATTTTGACCGCTTGAGCCATGGCGATGAGCGAACCGGCGGTCTTAATGTCGACCTTGGCGTAGCTCAACCCCTTGGCGGCAGCGACGAGCTCCGCCATGGCGCCGCCCATACCGGTGAGACCCTTGCCGATCTCATCCCAATCGAGGTTGCCGATCGTGGACATGGCGTTGGCCAGCATGTCCACGGCCTTCGCGAATTCCATGAGGGCCGCACCGGTCTTAATGAGATCGGTGGTCTTGACGCCCTTCATCGTCTTCGTTATCGCTTTAAGACTGACGTTAAGCTCAGTCATCAGGCCGCCGATGGCCGAGATGCCACCAACGACTTCACCGCCACTGAGGGCGGCGATCTTCTCCATCGAGTTAACAAGCAGCGCGATGGATCCGGCGATCTCCACCAGAGTAAAAGCCTTGACGCCTCCAGTGAACGCGTTGAGCGATTCTTGAAGACCACTCAGGACATCGTTGAAGACACCAGCACCCTTCTTGAGATTCTCACCTCCGTTACCAAAGATGCCTTCAACGGCCTCCTTGATCTTATCGAATGCTCCACCAAGCTTCTTCGCGGCAAGGAAGATGCCACCTCCGGCGAGGCCGGCGAAGATGTCGCCTCCGGAGATGTTATCCGTGATCCACGTCAGGACGTAACTGATGACGTTCTTGACCCGTTCGAACGCCCCGCCGAGTACGTCACCAATCGTTGAAGCGATCGATTTAACGGCGGATCCCATCGAGGAGATTCCACCGGTAAAGGAACTGAACAGACCAAGAACACCACTAATGGCGGTGCCGACGCCCTTGGCAGCTCCTTCGAATATGCCGAACTGCTTGATCGAATTATCAAGTCCGACAAGCCAGTCGCCGAATCCGGCGGCGATATCGAGCAGATTATCAAGCAAACTGCCCATGCTGTCGGATCCGAACGCCGTGGCAATGGCCTTGCCGACAGCCTTAACGGCCTGTACGCCGATATCAAATATAGAAAATACGCCTTCGGAGACTCGACCGATCTTGTTTAACGTCGATTCAGAAGGAATAAGGCTTTCCGTGAATGAAGTGAACGCCTCGGTAATATCCATAAGTTGCCGAGACGTCGTCGGAGGAAACACCTTCCGGAACGCGTTACCGACGGTCGATACCACCTTACCGAGGGATTCGAAAACGTTGGACAGGCCTTTGATCAGTTCGGTTCTTCCGCCGAGATCCTTCCATCCCTGGAGAAGGTTGTTTCTCGATTCCGACGATCGATTGACGACATCGGAAATAACATCGGCAACGCCAGACCATAATTCCTTGGCTTCTTCGAAGTCGCCAAATATGATTTCGAAAGTATTGGTCCAACCAGATGCCAACGCTTCTTTTGTCGTATCGATCAACTGAGAGAACGTCTTGACGTCGGTTGCGGCGCCTTCGGCCGTATTGGCCAACTGAATGATCTGCTTGGCCTGTTCCTCGGTGTAACCCTGAGAAACAAGATCGGCTTCGGTATATGCTCCGGAAAGTTGCTTCAACGTCTCTGTAAGAACATCGGTGGTGAGCCATCCGCCCTGGGTCAGAGATTCTCGGAATGATCCATATTTTTCAATCATTCCATCAACGTTGGTGCCGAAGTTCTCGGCGGTGCGCTTCAGGGCGTTCTGGAAGACCTCGCCACCCATACCGGCGTTGACCACCGAGTTCCAGTCCATAAGCTGGACCTTTCCGGCGGCGATTGCCTGGGACAGCTGATACATGGCCTGAGAGGCCTGAGCGGAACTCGAACCGGAAACAGCCGCAAGATTGGCGATGCCCTTGATCGAATCCACAGATGTCTGAAGATCGACACCGGCAGCCGTAAAGGTGCCGATGTTCCTCGTCATCTCTGTGAAGTTATAGATGGTCTTGTCAGCATATGTATTCAGCGTGTCGAGTGCTGAATTGACGTCGTCGATCGTCGATCCTTTTGACTGGGTATTCGCCAGAATCGTCTGCACGGCGTTCATCTGGGTTTCGTATTCGGCGAAACCGTCACGTACCGAAGCGGTCAATGCATTGGTGATACTCTTCCCGGCATCAATGGCCGCATTGGTCATGCGGTTGAGCACGGAAAATGCCACGGCACCCATGGCGTTGAAGCCGGACTGGACGCTCTGAAGACCGGAGGTCAGTGGATTGAAGCTGACGTCGCTTACGGCCTTATCGACGTTGTTGATCGATTCGACCGACTTGTCGAGGTTCAACGCCTGCTTAAGTTTTCCGAGAAGACTTGAGGTTTTGCTGATCCCCTGCTCGAATTGGCTATTATCAAGACGCATCTTTACGACGCGTTCGTCGATGCTGCTCATGCAGAAGTCACCACCTTCCAAGCCTTCTCGGCTATCTTATCGAATATGGGTCGAATCGCCGGGTTGATGTAATCACGACCCTGAACATAGCCTCCGGTACCGGTGCCGTGACCGTACTGGAGGATGACGGCAATCGGTACGCCGTCGTTGATGTTAGAATTGGTCCAAACGATCTCGGTGTAGTCACGGGTGCGTTTGATCTCGTAGTCCCACGCCTCGGCCGTGGCACCGGAATTGACCGGGGTGGCGTTTCGAAGTGCCTGAACGCCGTCACGGCCGAACTCATCGAGCACGTTCAGGTATTCACGACGCTTCATGCGGTTGAGAAACCGCTCGGTCTTCGTGAAACCGCCAGACACTTCGAAATTCACCCTCATTTTGACCTACTTGACTCGAATGGTTTGGCCGGCGTAGATGAGATCAGGATTGGCGATGTTGTTCCACGCCTGGAGCTGAGCCACCGTGGTGCCGAACTGAATGGCGATATTACCCAGGTTGTCGCCGGACTGCACCGTGTAATACCGCGCGGAGTTGGCGTCGATCGCACCCTGGACCTCGTCATAGCGGGAGCCGAGCACGATATGACGAGTCAAGCCGTCGCCATACATACCGGCATAGACCTCATTGACGAGTGTGTTGACATCTGCGGAGGCTATGTGATTGATGAAGTTCTGCACCTCATCGTATCGGGATCCGAGGTTCTTCTTACGATCCGCGCCATCTCCGTACTTACCTTCCATTGTCCATGTCGCCAATTGAAGCGTGGTTCCCGAAGGAGCGGAAGAGGATGGAACGGACGGATTCGAAGGCTTCGAAGCGGACTTTCCATAGTACTTCTTGAAGTCGTCAAGAGATCCGTAGAACTTGTCAAGATCAAGGTTGCCGTTCCAACCATTCAAGCGACCAGCCGACGAATACTGACGGATGGCACAGGTATAGGCGCCTTCGTTCCACGGTGTATTCTGATACCCGGTCGGATTCATATCGGCGTACTGCGCGATCCACAGTCCGCAGTTATGACGTTTGGTGACCTCAGCGACCTGATTGTAGCGTGATGCCTGCACATAGATCATCGGAGGAACACCGGTTCGTGCGATGACCTGATTGATCACCTGCTCGAGATAGGACTCGTTGCCCCATGCCGAATTCTGGTTGGATTCCCAGTCAAGACAGATCATCACCTTGCCGATCCAGTTAAGGATCGAATTAATGAAGAAATTTGCTTCGGCGACTGCATTGCCGCCGGAAATATAATGATAGACGCCAACTCCCTTGCCGAGAGACATGGCCTGTTCAACCGCTCGGACACAATCCGGGTTGGTGTAACCGGTGCCCTGTGTCGCCTTGATGATGGCGAAATCACACGGGACCTTTGAAAAATCAAGACCAGCCTGATAGCTGGCAATATCAATACCGTTTAATGCCATGAGTACTCCTTTCATCCCTTGCTCCCAGTCTCTGCTCGACGTCGGGCGTTCATCTCCCTGTACATTTTCGAAATATCAGACTTTGCCATCTTCTTTTTCGGCGAGTTCTTGACTCCAAATATCTCGATCAGGGCGATAAGACGGCTGAGATGCCACGTCTCGCATGGTTGCGCGGGTATTCCAGCGGAAAACATCCAATAATAGATAAGTTCGGACGTCACCTTGGATGATGAACGACGCCCTTTGGACATGTGATTGATCGTGGTCGCCGTTTGCGACGATTCAATGTAATGATTAAGTTCGGAAAAATGATCGAGCATGATCAGATCGAGTTCGGTATCCGAAACATCATCGATCGCCATACAACGAAAATATGACCGTGTTTCATTGATGCTTTTGGATTCGTCATCAAGAAACGGTTTTCTCCAGATCGACTCCCATTTTGACACAGAAAGAAGCGAATGCTCGAATCGAACGGTTCGCGGTCCTACAGTGATGAATTCGTTCTCCGACTCGTCGTAGAGTTCACCTTCAACCGTCAATTCGAGCATTCGCACATCTCACTTCCGTCAGGACTCTAACGCCTTCATCATGGTATAGACCTCACCAGGAAGGGGCAGGGTCGGTGCGCCGGTAGTGTCGCCATACAGCTTCTTCTCAAGCGCGGCGAGCTTACCCTTATCGACCTTGGTCGAATCGATGGTGATCAAGGCGACCGAATCGAGTTCCGGATGGCCTTCCACGGAGACCGGATCGGTGTCGATCTCCCAGCTGAAGGTCATGCCCTCGGGGGAGTCGTTGATGGTCTCATACGACTTCTCCGACGGGGAGGCGGTGGCGCCGTACACCAGATGCAGTTTGTAACCAGCTTCCTGACTGACGTCATTGCCGATCCGAGTACGGTACGAGAAGCCGAACTTGCTCCTCGACTGCTGGCCGAAGACCACGCCATCGGTGACCTCGGCGCCGCCGTCGCACGGAATGAACTCGTCCGGGAAGGTATAGGCCTCGATCGTCGCACCGAAGGTCTCGGCGGAACGCAACGAGGCGTACTTGATGTTATCGGCATACATATCGTTCGGCTCGGCGCCCTCTGGGGACTCGGTGACGGCAGTAAGGCCGTTCCAAGCAACGCCGGTGCCGTACGTGCCACCGGTCGTCATCGGGTACAATACGCCGTGGTCCGTACCCAGCTCATACTGGCGCTTGCCGGTATCATCCCAAGTAAGTGCTACCATTCTAGCTCCTTAAAAATAGCAGTTGAACACGTCATGATGAAGATTGTCGCTTACGAAATGCCGATCCATCGTGCACATCGGGAGTTTGGCAACCTTCTCCGGTATCGGACTGTCCGGATTCCTATCGATCACGGTGATCTGATACCGGAATTTGAAAATATACGGATTGTTGTCCGCGAATTGCGTATCACCGGTGTCCCGTTCATACACAATACACGGATACTTCATCTGGATATTCGACGGGGGCTGAAAATATACATGACCGGTCGCATAGGATGGATCGGTATCGGTCATGATCCCCATCAGAATATCATGGAGTTGCAGCCTCGTTCCCATCGTTGTATACGCCTCCAAGGGTAAGGATGAGACGGGGGCGCTGGACCTCGACATTGGTGATGATCCAGCGGGTCCCCATCCACCATACGTACTTCATGTCGAAGAAATGGTCGCAGGCATACGCGTCCGCGAGGATCGAGATCTGATTGTTCACGGTAATGTTCGGATTGATGGCGTCCGAGACCTCGAGTCGCCTCGAGTTCCTCGTAATGTCACCAAAATATAACTGTTCATAGATCCGATCTTCGTAAACGCCCGGCGAGGTTTCTCCAGTTATACCGAATCCGATCTTCCCACAGAACCTCGTCATGGCGATCTCAGGCCTTCGGTTCCAAGGTAAGACCCTTCAGAGAATACCTGACCGTGGTCGTTCCGGTGGAATCGGTGGATACCACCTCGATGCTCTGAGTATTAGGATTGGTCACGCGGAAGACGCAGAAGGCATCACCATCCGTCAACGTCACCGGTCCCTTCTTTCCGCCCTTGAGCTCGACCGTGAACGTCGTCGGATCGGTATCGCCGAGCCAATTGTCCGAGAAATCAAGTGCAAGGTAATTACCTTCCTGCTCGGTTGGCTCGGAGCTATTGAATTCGGTATATCCCGTCACGTAATGGAGTGTGCCACCGATCTTCCGATTGGTGTTGATGACAACATCATCCTGAAGATCGGAGACCCTCTTCTCATAGGCGGTATCGGTGCCCGTCATCGGCTCGACCAGAACGGTCGGACCAGACGGGCTCACGCTTTTGGGTGGGTGAGCACGACGGCAGACTTCGGCATGGTCAATGCGCCGGACAGGCGGGCCTCGATGAGGTACTTATGCTGGTTGTAGTCGATATCGAAATCGGAGAACTGGGTCAGCTCTCCGCCACGATCGGTGCCAATGGTGTAATCACGCAGATTCACCATCACACCATCAACAACCTTGCTCTCATCGGTAATCTCAAAGCCTTCAAGCACAGGGACCTCAACGATGGCAGAAACGCCCATAGCGGCCGCCAGCGATGCATCGGTGTCGTACAGGCGACGACCAACCTTATCGCGCTGCACCATCAATTCGCCGTGCAGGCTCGGGGATAGGAACAGAGTCGGCATGCCGGAACCCATATAACCGACCTTGGCCTTGCGGGCGCGATCGACGAACGCGGTCGGGTCGGTGGCCGGATCGGCACCATTGTTGTAGATGACGTACAGATCATCATCACCGACGATCGGACGGACGTTCTCGGTATTGACATGATCCTCGGCGGAGGCGGAGCGACCGTCGCCGATCAGAATATCGCGCGCCATCTCCTCACGGATCATGACCTTCATCTCGTTCCACAGGAAGTTGACCACATTGAAATCGGTGATGTCGATCTCGTCGTCACGATCGAGACGCTGCTTCTTATAGATGGTCTGCGGGGTGGTCACACGCTTGTAGACCTTGAAGACCTCATCCATCTTACGCTTGTTGTTCTTACGGTCGAGGGTGAAGCCCTTCGCGCGGGCCTCTTCTTCGGTAAGATCAGCGTACGAGGTCTTAATACGAGTGAACGGGGTATGGCGGGTTCCATTGAGCACGACGTCGACCCAGTCGGTGTCACGCTTGTACAGATACGGCTCGTCACCGACCTGGCGCGCATCCGGGAAGAGCACCTCGATGTTCTCGATGCCATAGGCCTGAGCAGCGTGCTGCATCCACTTCTCGGAATAATCACGGAACGATCCGTAGTCCTTGGCCTCGGTAAGGAATTCCTTCATGTCGTCGTGGGACAGGACCGGAGCTTCATCCTCGGCACCGGCCTGTTCGAAGGCGTTCATATGCATAATATCTCCTTCTTCCTCCGAATGGGAGGCGCTATTGTTGTTCTCTCCGTCAGTGTCCTCACTGTCGGAATCACCCTGCTCGACGGCAAGGCCGATCAGAGCATAGGCGACGTTCTTCTGTTCTTCATTCAGTGTGTCGAAGACATCCTGAATGGTCTCTCCGGAACCAGAGGAATTATAAGACCCCTCATCGTCGGCGTGTGAAATATCGGACTGCGCAACGCTATCATCGGCACCACCAATGGCCGCGCCGATAAGAGCATATACAGCGTCCTTCTGCTTGTCGGTAAAAGTGTCCCAGACCTGCTGAACAGTTTTACCAGAAGCATCCTCGGATTTATCCGTCTTTTCAGCATCAGACGGTTTATCGGTAGACGTTTTGGAATCGTCCGCGTGCTGCATGTCATCCTCACTTTCCTCATCGCCATGCTCGACGACGATCTCCTCACCGGAATAGATCACGGCCTCATCGTCAAGCAGATCCTGAGTGCCATCCGAGTGCTGGAGCGTCACGTTGTCGATGTAGGCCCCGGGATTGGCGCCGGCAAGGACGAGACTCACCTCTCGGATGTTGCCGTGCATGACGTTCTTGTTGCGTTCGGTCAGATGGTTCGCGTAGATCGAGAGCGCGGTGATGTCACCGTGCTTGACGAGCTCCTTGGCGTCGCGACCCATCGGTGTGCTATTGAACGTGCCATAGCAATAGACGCCGTCCTCACGGTTTTCAAGAATGGCGTGACCAAGCACGTTGTCGATGTCGCTATGGTTGTGCTGATACACCAGAGGAACCTTCTGACCATCCTGATCGGCGAAGGCGTCCCTCATGATGGTTCGTCCATCGGAGCAACGGATGTTGTTCCGAGTGGCGTAACCACTGAAATCATACCCCATTTTGACTGTCTCCTTCCATTGGGGCATTCAGCACATCCTGAATGGACGGCTGTGCTGAATCTTGGGTTGGTTCTTCTGTGGACTCTGGCTGCTGTGCGGTAACGTCGGTGCCGAGCGGGTTGATGTTGGCGTTGCGCAACTGATCCGCCTGAGGTTCTTCGGAACGGGCGAAACCAAGGATCGAACGGAACTCGTTCGACGACATGATCTCGTTCGACGTGAATGCCGCGGCGATGTTAGCCAGATCGGTGACCGGAACCAACCTGAACGGATCGCGGAAGAACTCGATGCTCTGTCCTTGACTTCGGGCGGTTTTGGTCAGAAAGGTTCGCTTCAGCGCATCACAGATGGCCGAGATCATCGGCTCCAAGGTGCGGTTATGGTAATTGAGCATCTCCTCCTGAGAGGCGGTGCCGTTCACCACGGCCTCAGAAAGGCCTAACTGACCGTAGAGCTGGGTCGTCAGATTCTGGATCTGCTGAAGCATGTGATTGTCGAGGCTTCGGTTGAGCTGGGTGATCTTCTCGGAACCGTCGGTGTACGCAACGCCATAGGCGGAATCCTTAAGCTGATCCTCAAGCTGCTGACGGCGAAGTTCGGCCTGACGCTTCTTTTCCTCGGTCCGGATCTGGTAGGGGAACTGGATGATGAGATCGAGTTTGCCCGAAGCGGCCTTGTCGTCGATGGCATCGAGCTGATTAAGCTTGCGGATCAGACGCTGAAGCGTTGAATTCGGTTCGTTCATCACCTGATAGAGCGGGTTCTGGACGATCGCCACCTTACACTTCGGCATGACGATCTCTTCACGCTGACCGGAGTTGACGGCATCATTGTAGACCGAAAGCTTGACAGCCCTCGGATACCACTCGACGATTCGGCCGACACGCATGGTCTGAATATCAAACGAATTTGACATCAGCGGATCGACTGTTGTGTCTATTGGCACCATCGCAGCCGCACCATCATCACACATGGTCATAACGACATCCATGATGAAGTCACGACCAGACTGGTCGATGTTGGCCTCGATGTTCAGACACTGATTAAGTCCATCATCGATCGTTTCCAAATATTGTTGGGTTGTCTTGTCAATACGGCAATGCCGGATCTCGATGGCGCTCACGTCGATGGCGATGCGATTGTACAGCGAAGATATGATCGATCGGTCGACGCCTCGGGTGAAGACCCGAGTATCCGGACGACGCGCCGAGGAATATCCCACGGACAACCGGAAATTAGAGGACGGATTGACGAACGCATTCCATGCGTGCGCCAATGCATCGGTAACGACATTCATTAGGCATCACCGACCGATCTGCCTGCGAGCGAAGTCGAATGAATATGACTGTCCGTTTCCTCGGGCCCTGCTGGCCGCATAGGCGATTCCGACTCCAAGAACGATCTTGCCGACATTCATCAACTGCTTCGACACCTCGTTGGCCGCGGTCTGCTTCATCTGGTTACCAACCTTGTCGATGAACCGGTTGCCTTTCTGCTTCTGACTTGTCGTCAGATTCGAATACTGTTGTTCGAGATTGAGTCGTTCATTGATCTTACGGAGCTCGGTGTTGGACAACTTGTTCGGAGACTTCTTGAGAAGGTCTCGGCTTTCCGTGTAATCCTTGCTGTCCGATCGCGAACGCTTGGAACTTACCGATCGCTTGCGATCCTTACGTACGCCCCACTTCATACCTTTGACGCCGAAGTGATAAAGTTCATTCATTGAAACCTCCTTCCCCTTGGATGTTGAGACGCCATTCATACTCCTCGATGTTCTTCCGGATCGATTGCTCAAGGAACGAATTAGTCGGCGGATCGAACTGGAGACGAACCTTCTGTTGAATATACGGTTTCACTCCGGTGAGCAATGACTCGTCATTGGTGAATTCCGACCATTCATTCGTCTCTCCAGAGATGAAATATCCCTCTTTTGGACCAACACCCAACTGGCGAAGATTGAAAAACGCGGAATTGATGAACGTAATCAGATCGGCATCGAAATCGTTGTAATCCTTATCGATGCCGATGACCTTCTTGACATCATTCAGTATGCTACTCATTCGGACCTATCCTCACTTTCACATACTCAATGAAATGCTCATCCAAAATATCGTATGTCACCTTTAGGAGATACAAGGATCTCGGTCTCATCGGTTGTATCAACGACGAGAGCTCATACTCGTATTTCCTGATGTAATTGATCTCGCAATCACCATGGGATTCTTCCTCGTCTCCGCATAGAAGACTCCACGAGGCGTTAGTGATCTCGAACGGCGTATTATTGGTGCTTCGAATATCGAGAAGAACCTTCTTCTTCTCTCCGAAATCAAAACTCACTGATTTCATCGGTAATTCCCCTCGGTATCCTTCGGCAAAAAGTCGAATATGGTATGGGTAAAGAACGATTCGAACGACTGTATCCGATTTCTCAAAATATCGAATCTGTACCTGACACTCGACATGACCTTTGGCGCCACGATCGTTTTCCGCCCATATCTCGATATCGAGAGGGCCGGGTCGCCAAGAGATATAACCCTCCCAGTAACCCGGCCTGTCCATGATAGGAGAAAAATCGATGCGTTCGCCGTCAACTTCACCCCAACAACGAACGATCATCAATCACTCCTTACGCGTCATCGGTCACCTTGAAGGTGATCTTGACCCGGCCGCCGGCGTCGACCGTAACGGCCTCGGCATGGACATCGGTGATGATCGGAGCCTTGGTATCGAGCGTGACATGACGCGTCACGGTGGTTACCTTGCCGATAGAATCGGTCGACACGACGATGATCGTGTTCTGGCCTTCGACCAACGTGATCTCATGTGAGAAGGTCTTCGTGGAACCTTCTCCGGTGAGATTGACAGATTCGTTGTTGACCTTGACAGACGAGATCGTGACGGCACCGGAGCCAGGCGTGGTGGAGCCGGACACGGTAAGCTTGGCGCTGTTGGTGATCAGACCCTCGGCCGGAGTGTCGACAGTCAGCGACGGAGCAGCCGTAGAGACGATGAACGTGGTCGTCGCGAGGTTGGAGACGTTGCCATCGTTATCGGTGACCTGGAAGGTGATCGTATTCTCGCCATCGGTAAGTCCGGTGGCATGGTACGTAGCACGACGCTTGCTCTCGTGGTCCTCGAACTTCAGATCGGCCTTGTGGTCCTTCGAGTTGACGGTGAAGACGACAGTGGTCTCGTTGAGCCCAGAACCGCCGGCATCGACCATCTCGAGGACGATATCCACTTCCTTCGATCCGAGCACGGAAGACTGCGTCGGGGACACAATGGTCGCCGTCGGCTTGGTCTTCTCAAGAACGCGAATCTTCAGCTGATCCCCATATTTGGGATCATTTTTGGTCATCGTTACTTGATTGTTGGCAGCATCGACAGCGTGAATCTCGACCGGATAAATATGATCCGGCTGGGACCACGACGAGTTGGCCGGCGCGTTGGTCGTGGCGGACCATGTTTTGGTGCCTTTGTCATATGTTGCAACGACCCTCTGGCCGTTAAACATGATGTATGCTTCTTTGATTGCGCTCATTTTTATCCTCTCAAAGATCTAGAATGATGTAATGGTATTCCCGGAGGAATCCAGAATCGGATTCCCGCGATTATCGAGAATGCGATCGATCACCTGAAAGGTGACGATCAATTGTTCACCGACAAAGAGAGTCGTCGCATTCGTGGAGACCGAGGTGATTTCCAATGATGACTCCTCTCATTTCCATGGACACGTGTCATTGGGACGCCGTTCCGTCAACGGACGCGCGATTCGGTCATCGCCGAAATGAATGGCGTTATGTGTCGCAAGAGAACAACTAATAAGATTATCCGGATCGAGCAAAATATCATCACCATACGCTATAGCATCGGATGTCAACGGCTCGATATGATGAATCATGATCTTTCCCGAGATCGGTCGATCCGGACATCCAAGATCGAAACCGTTGTCCCGAGCTATCACCAAATCACGAACGTGTTTCCATTCTGGCGATCGATAGAACCGCTGGTTCATCCAGCGCTCGGAACCGAATGTCGGACGTCCGATGGATCCATGGCATTGAAGATAATGGAACCGATCGAGAAAATCCGAATACCGGATGAGCTCGTGATACGACCGCATCACAGACCCATCTTGCGAAGGAACCGGGCGCCCCACTTCATGCCCTTGACGCAGTAATGATAAAGTTCATCGGTCATGATTATTCCTACATTGATGTCACGGTATCGACAATGATCTTATTGCCAATCGCCTTCAAAGCCTCGTTCGCCGGAGAAGCCCAGGAGTATCCAGCTCCATAACGAGCTTTCAGATAATTAATATAAGGCTTGCTGTGTCCGATAGCGCTCTTCAGAGCTCCAACACTGGACTTCATGATAGCACGTCCTTCCTTAGTTGAAGCCATCGTCAACCCGCCCATTGCTAGAGTAGCAAGAGAACCCTTCGCTAATTGTTGGATGTATTCAGTCGTAGCTGCCCGAGAATGGGATTGACCTTTATTCATACGGCGATTGATGCGCTCAACACCTTTCTTTCCGTAATCGATTTGATCGAATGCTCTTTGTCTAGAACGATATCTATCATTCGGTTTATTAAGTTCAGCTTTGCTCGGATTGTCGCGCTTTTTACGTACGCCCCACTTCATACCTTTGACGCCGAAGTGATAAAGTTCTTCACTATGATTCATAGAAGTTCTCCAATTCTCTGGAAGCATGTCCTCGGCGTCAAGTTGCTTAGCGCGCCTCTTGATCCACCGTTTGACATTGTCCTTGTTGTTGCTGCGACCATACGCCTGAATGGCGTTGCGAAGATCCTTGCGATTCCTGATGGGATAGCCGCCGTCGGGCATCGCAAAACCTTGTTTGGCCAACATGGCCCGTTGCTTATCGGAAAAATACACCATTTTGAATCTCCAATCAGTCGAAGAGGTCGCGATTGTTCTTATACGCGACGAACGCGTCCATCATGGCCGCAACGGCGTCGATCTTGTCCTCGCGCTTGGCCTTGTACAGCTTCTTATTGTTGTTCGTGTCCTGAAGGACGATACAGTTGCCCATGGTGAAGGACATGAGCTCCTCATCGAAGAGCAGACGACGATCCTCGGCCAGCTTCTTCAATTCTCCCAACGGAACGGATTCGGTCTTGGCACCCTGAATCACTTTCTCGATGCCGAACTCTCCATAGTCCATGGTGTATCGAGCCACGAAGTCCTTGGCATTATAGGGATCGTAACCGAGGCAACGGACATCATACTCCGACTCGGTGATGTACTTGTCGAGATCCTCATACACCTGCACCATATCGAGCACCGTACCATCCATAACGAACAATGATCCCTCATTCAGGAAATCCTCGTACTTCTGACGAGCCGCCGAAGGAAGGTGCTGCATGGTATATGATGAAATATAATTCCTCGTCTTTACGCCAAAGGTCTCATCTGGTAATGGGAAGAGGAACGTGAACGAGCAGAAGTCGTCGCCTTGGGACAGATCGGCGCCAAGGGCGCACGGCATCCCCCAGAAGTCTTTCTTACGATGGGGAAGAGTCTCCTCGTAAGTGAAGAAGTAGGTGTAGCCCTCCATCGGGATACCGAATCTCTTCGCCAGAATATCGTTCCTCGTGGCTGGGGCCTTCTCAGCACGTTCGACGTCAAGCTGATAGGTCTCATAGGTAACCGTTTGTCCAAGATTGGGATTGGCCTTGACCCACATGTCCGGATTGGCGACTTCCTTGGTATCGTCAAGCCGATAATAGAATATGGCGACATGAGGATTGACGTATTCTCCTTTGAGAATATCCATCAGCTCCATCTTGATTGTGTCGCCGACCGAATTTCGGACGGTGCCCTCGGACGAGGTCGCCACGATGAGATAGTCGTCGAGCTTTGACGCGCCCTGTTCGATGGCACCGATCACATCCTCACGAATATCGCCGGACAGCCATTCGTCAACCGTAGATACCTTTGGACGAAGACCCTGAAGCTTGTCGATCGACATAGGACGGACCTCAAGAAGTGAGCCTGTGAGGAAATTCTCGATGCCTTTCTTGGTCGAAGCGAGCTTGGCCTGAGTAGATTTCGGTCCGTTGCCGGGAAGCGATCCCTCGGACAGGAACTTGATGAGCGGACCAGGAGATCGAATGATCGCAGTTCGGAACGGCGCCATGGTTTCCTCAGCCTGCTTCATCGTCGGAGCCACCACGATCTGCGAGGTCGTCGACGTATCCATGATGAGGAAATATGCCTGGACGAATTCGGCGAACATGGTCTTGGCTGCGCCACGGGCGACGATCAAATATAGTTTGTTGATCAGACGTTTGCAGATCCGACGATTCTCGTATCGACCCGGACCTCCATGCGGATTCGGAATATAGACCGATCGTTCGACGAAGTAGTACCAACCAAATATCTGCTCGCCCCAGAGCTTGAAACTATCGAGAAGATGAACCGGAGATCCGTCAGTCAGGGTGAGTTCCTTCTCGCAGAACTTCACCCATCCTTCGACCTTATCGGCGTCATAGTAGATCCCGGGATTACGAATAAGATCGTCGATGCGATTCATCTCCATTTCGATCTCGTGGCATACCGGGATCTCTCCGGCCATGACCCTATCGCGGAATTGACCGTAGTATTTCGGAACGGCTGTGTTCGATAAGGTCATGGTTCGCCTCCTTTATTCATTACAAGTTCTTTTTCATTGATGTCAATCCGCCCCAAACATCGTCTTCGTTAGAAATTTGACCAACGACTTCGAATCCTTGCTTTTCATAAATATGTCTAGCATCTGGAGAAATTCCAGGAACTTCAAGAGTTAGCTGTTTCATTCCGGACTTTCTAGCATAATCTTCGGCCATTCTCATTGCGGCTTGCGCGTAACCCTTTCCTCGATCATGCTTTTTAATTCCAAGCCATGTAATATTTAATGAAGTCGGAGATTCGTGGAATAGTTGAAGGTCTCCGATCTTGTTAGAATTCGCATCATATAGTTCCAAATTCTTAGTCGAGTCGATTTGTTTTTGTAAATTAATATTGTGTTTTGCAAGAAACTTTGAGATCGGATTAGCTGTTGACTGAATTCCTCGTATTGGAGCTCCGTTTTTAGTTTTTTGATTCTAAAATAAGTTGTTGCTTTTTAAAGCCACTTTTAGTAGATGGTTGGCGTTTCTTACGAACACCCCACTTCATACCCTTAACACCGAAGTGATAAAGTTCATCAGTCATTGAAATATCCTTACGCCCACTAGGGAGCACCCATGATCACCGACTTGTGGTCGGGCCTGATTGATTCTGATAATGGGATCCAAGGCCGTAAGATCCATACGCTCGATCGGCATCATCATTAAGATCAAAGAAGCACAACTGACCGATCCTCATACCAGAAAATATACGAATGGGATGGTTGTTAAGATTCTTGATCTCAAGAGTAATGTCACCGGTGAACCCAGGATCGATGAAACCGGCGGTGACATGGGTGGCGAGTCCAAGACGACCGAGTGATGATTTACCTTCAAAGCGCGCCGCGATGTTCTTCGGAATGGTCACGCCCTCATTCGTCGATCCGAGGATGAATTCGTTCGGATCAAGGACGAAACCTTCATCATTCATAGCGAAACGAATATACTCCAAATCATGGAGCATATGATCCATGGCGTTGATCTCACCACGACCGAAATATCGTACGATGCTCTTGGAAAGCGTGACATCGTAACTGCATGGCTGAAGCTGGGACTCATCGAATGGCGTAATCATATGCCGGGTAATGCAAAGATCTTTGATTTTGGTATCGTTAAGCATTGTCAATCCGATCTTTCATCTTTAGAATTTCATTATTGGACAATGTGCTCTCAGGATGCTTCTTGCGATAGTTTTCAACGAACTTTGTCTCACTGGATCGCTTGACGAGTTTAATCGCTCCCATGGAAGTCGCAAATGCGGCTCCAATAGGACCGAACTCGTTTGCCAACGCATGAACAGAGACCTTTATCTTTTCTTTAGCGAACATGGAATCGATATGATCGCTCCCGATCTTTGTGAAACCATCGACATCGATCTTGTCTGTATCGAATACGATTAATGGATTCTTGGCAAAATATCCTGAATTCTCTTTATCATTAACATCGCGGATCGCACCATACCCGGCCTTCTTCATAGCCGAATAGAATTTATCATTGATCGGCTGTTGCTCCTCGGTGTGAAAAACAAGCATTGTGTTAAACGCCTTATATGCATTATCACCGATCTTTCCGGAATCAAGTTCCTGTTTGGCCTTATGCCAAAGCTTACCCTGTTTTCCCATCGGAGGAATAAACGCCGCAGTTTCATCAATAGATTTTTTGAAACTTTTAAAAGCATCCTTATCATTGCTGAACATGTCAGACATGATTTTACGGGCTGATTCTGGAGAAGCTATCTTAATATCGCCAGCGGCGCGCATGGCCTTTCGATATACGGTTCCGTTCTCTCCAAGGGTCTTTCCATACAGACCTTCGTATCGTTTCTGATCATGCTTATTAACGAATCCATAGAATGCCCTATCGGTCGGTTCCGATCCGTCGTTTGTCAAACGTCCAATCTTACTTCCCTTTTCGAATACCCGATCGGTGACTTTATCGTAATGCTTGTATGCAACATAGGCCGCTGCGGATGCTAAAGCAATACCTCCAGCAACCTTAAGGATCGTTTCTGTCTTAGCTCGATTATAAGCTTTGATCTCGGCCTCGTCCTTGGTGAATCCTTGCTTCAGATACTTTTTCTCAAGATCCTGCTGACGCTTTGACTTTTTCTTTTGATTCTCGAGTTTCAATCGAGTCTTGGCGTCCTCGAACTCTCGGCGAGAGTATTCGGCATTAACGATGTTCAATGTCGTGGAATACTTTTTGGCGATCTTTCGATCAGAAAGCATCTTATCGCGCTTCTTACCGAGCGAGGTAAGCGATCCATCTTCGTTCTGATACCTTCGAACGCCCCACTTCATACCTTTGACGCCGTAGTGATATAGTTCATCGTCAATCGTGAACCTAACCTCCTTCCGAATTTCCGGAATATGAACGAAACGCCTCCAGAGCGTTCTCCATGAGTTCTTGAAGCTGACCGGATTTGGTCAACGATTCCTTCTTGGCCTCAAGCATCGCAGTTTCATACTTGATCTTCTCCATCTCAAGCTGATTTCTTGTCGACCCCAACTTCAAATAATGGACAATAACCTGAGATGATGCCGTTCCTTCTTGAAGTTGTTTCGCTGCGAGATTGACGGCGAGCGAAATCATCTGATTCTCGCGATCTTCCGGACTGGAAGCAGGCGGGAACTGAGGAGAAGACGGTTCATCGAGCTTCTTATGTCGCCCCATGAAATATCGCCTCCTGTTCTGTAATGGTTTCGAAGAGTTCTGATTGGTTTTGGTTCTCCAAAAGAGAGCACCGAATGGTTATCCCTAATATCGAAAGGAGTTTCCTCCGGTTTTCGCAACCGCCATGAGCGAGGAATTTCGCTTCGGACCCAAGCGGCGCTCCCATTTGAAGCCCAAAACACGTGGTCTGGGTAATCGACTTCCCGAAAAATATCCCGTCGGGGAAAAATCGAGGAGCCGGGCGATGCGGGAGGGTGCCGGTTCGTCGCGACCCCTCCCCCTCCATCAAAATAATATGACTCCTTGGCTCAAATCATATTATTTTATCGACGAAGAGCGAGAGATCGCAACGAAATCGGTACTTTTTAGTTGAGTTTTCCCATTGGTGTAGGATCACTCTTCTTAATCTTTGCGTATTGACCGATCACATCGTACTTGATGATCTCGTCCATTGCAAACTCGTACTCACGATCTAGTTCGACATCAGTCATCGCATCAGTGACTGACATGACTCGTGCCAAATAGGAGCATGTGCAATAGTCCATACGCTGATCGTAGTCATACCATTGATCCCAATTGGTCCATGGATTGTATGGATTGTCAATCGTGGTAAGCAGATAGTCCTTGGTACTAGCCATTGTCTGCCACCTTAGTCTTGGTAGTCACATTACGCTTCAGTGTATCTATTGATACACCAAGCCTATCGGCCACTTCAGCCTGTGTGTAACCACGATTGAGCATGGATCTTGCCCTAGCAATGAGGGACGCTGACATAGTAACACCCTGTTTCGGAGTTGCTAATTGCTTAACTCTGTCAGGATCCGCGTTTTGCAGGATCTGCTGAAGGGTGTTCTTGCTGACGGCCCTATGCTGAACGGCTTCCCATTCCTTATCAGTGATGTCGACCAATTGCTTCTTGGCGCCCACTGCAATACGGGCCTCATTAAGGCACCTATTGGAAAGCTTTTTCAGATCATCCTTTTCATATTCTGGATGAGCCGCCTTCTTGGCTTCGTACAAATTGTCCGAAAGAAGCTCGGCTTTTCGTTCCAGAGGAGCGTTTTTAAGAGCCGTATTGAGTTTGGCTTTCAAGGAACTGACCTCTGACGAATATGTTTTCGCAGCTTGGGGATCGTACTTGAACGAACCGGAATTCAAATACGATTTTCGGGCTTGGTTTGCTAGGGACTTCAGAGAATTTGCATAGTTAGCATAAACGCCTTCCATCGCCGTTCCGGACGAAAGTTCGTAGGCATCCTTGGCTAGGTCCATCTTCACCGTTACCGATTCGGCTGGGACTTTCTTCCAAGAAATAACCTTTCCGTCCTTGTCCTTCTTAGCGGGAACGACCTTCTCTCGACCGGTTTCGACGTAGACTTTCTCACCTGTTTTAGGATCAATCCATCCGCCTTCCTTGGCCGAACGAAGCTTGCGTTCAGGAATGCGTTCGGTAGACGTGGATCTGGAAATAAGAGTGGATGCTCCACCATATTTTCCGTTTCCTCGGCTCTGCCACTTCTGCTTGAGAAGATCGATCTGATTGTCACGTTCGGACTGTTTCCAGTTCAGCTCGTGCTTCTCAGCATCGATGACGACCATCGAATGGCGGACCGCCTTCTCAATATCCTCCCAAGGAGCACCCTTGATGGTCATGTCTGTAATAAGGTTGGAGACGATGCCCATCTCTCTTCCCTTTTCACGCTTCGTCATGACTCGCATGCCTTCATACTTAGGATATGCAGTCTTGGGATCGAAGTTCTTCAGACCTTCAAGAGCGGATCGAGTCTTGATCTCACCTCGGTTGTTTGGAATAACCAGAACGTTATCGCCATCAAAATCAGCGCCAGAGAGTCGTTCGGCCACCTTGGAATTGATACCGACACAATCCTTGGATCCGCTAAGAGCCGCCCGGGCTTCCTTGTTGTTGTTATTGACCGTGAGCTCAGGAATTTCGAACTTTCCACCATGCGGGAAGCGAATAAGAATCACCTTCTCGCCAGGTCTGAAGTTCGGAGCGTAGATCTCATTGTCCTTCAAGGAAGGGATCGGTAAAATAACCTGAGTCCTCTGACGAGGCATGGCTGCGGCCTTCATATGAATTGCCGCTGAATCACACTCATCGGAAAACGACTTGAGCAGATTAGCTTTGACCACTGGATTCTCCAAAGCCATGATCTCATCGTAGTCTTGCTTACGACGATCAAGGTCGATACCGAGCTGACGCTTGGCCAAGGAAATATCCTGCTTAGATAGCATCTGCGAAGGAAGACTTCGAGACCAATCATCCCAATCGCCTTCGTCATTGACCTTGTTGACCAACGACTGCTTCTTCTTTCCGGTCTTGGGATCATCGTACTCGTATTGGCCCTTGATGGGATCGATGGTGGCACCGAATGGATTGCTCCAATCGACATCGCCTTTGGTTCCATCAGGGTTAGTAACTCGTTTGAGCGGCTTCAATACCGAATTATCGCCGGTTCCCTCGATCGGGGTTCCCCGTTTCTTGTTCGTGTTGAATATGATGTCTACACCATCTGGGAACTGATCGGGATCACCGTACATGGCCATACCTTTGAGGTAATGGCTGTTGTCAACGTTGATTCGGACCTGCGCGTAATGTGAACCGCCAAGTTCGAGATCTGCCGCTCCCGGACGAATAAGCATAACGCCATCACGTTCGGTTCCTCCGTCCTCGGCGTACACAACACCAAGACGCTTAGAATCGAGGGATACCGGCTTCTTGATTCCAACGCCACCTTCGTGAGGCTCGTCGAGGGACATACCGATGTTCTTGATCTTATTTCGGTCATTGACCAGATCTCGAACAGTCACACCAGGAGCGGCAAGGACCTTGACCGTGGTGTGATTCGGACCGCCCATCTTGGTGTAAATATAATGGGTGGTGTAGCCTTCCTCCTCAAGCATGGCCACGGCAACCTTGAGTTTGTCCTGAGAATATCCCAGATATTGCTCAACGCCTTTGCCGATGTCGACGGCTCCATCCTTACCAATGGTCTCTTTGAGATTGTTGGCGATGATGGTCGATGCATTGGCTCGAGCACGACTCGAAGGATTGAGAAGGGATCGAACCGTGGATTCGTTCACACCCATGATCTCACCGATCTTGGTGTTGGAATATCCCTTCTGCTTCAGCTCGTAAGCGCGATGCTGACGCTGAGCAAGCTGCTCGTTATAGGCAATGGTCCTACGAGCACGAAGCTTCGTTGTGGTGATTCCCATGGAATCGGCGATCTCTTTCTCGGTGAGACCGGAATTCTTGAGATCTAAATATCGCTTGTAGAAGTCCTCGTGCTGGTAAGGGTCCTCACCAGATCCATAAGGGTACCTTCCGGAACGGCGCTTGACGCCGATGTGGGACAACGAGTTAGACTCGTCTTCCATCAACACGACCATGACGTTGCCTTTCCTGAAAATATCATCACCACTGCTCCGATTCCTCGGCACGCAGTTTGTTGATCAGTTGATCAAAGTGCTGGATTCGATCCATGATGTGGGCGATCTCATCCGGGCTGACCTCTTCGTAAATATCAGCGTTCGGTCCAAGCTTGATGTACTTAGGATCGGCGTTGGTGGCGATCTTGATGTGATCGTTCTGATAGAGACGAAGGTCGAACTGAAGGTTCATCGGCTTGACTTTGTATTCAAGACAGAACAGCGAAGCATAGATATACAACTGATCGAAGTGTTTGACTTCGCCGCTTCCGGTCTTGAGGTCGAAGATGCGCAACAGCTTCTTCTTGTCGTCGTATCCGATGAGGTCTGCGGTGCCGAAACAGTTCGGCGAGAAATATAACACCACTTCGGGCGACATGCGATAATGCAGGCCATCATTGACGAAGTCGTTCAACGTCAGATGGGTCTTCGGCAGAGCCACACGATGTTTATTGAGATCAGCAGCAAGGGCATGCAGCTCGGTTCCGCGTTGCGCAGCAAGGGACGATCGGAACATATCGGCCATATGATCGTCATCATAACGGAGCCATGAATGCTTGCTGGCTCCCATGAAGGCATGAAGGCCCTCAAGATTGTGATGATCATTGAAATGCATCATGATGCAACCTCCGTGGAAATATGGGACTTGGTCATGTGCTGTTGAAGCTTGTCGAGAATATATTCCTCGTTCTCGGGATAGATGAACGCCGCGAACGAGTCGGCATTCATCTGTGCCACGTAGTCATCCTGATTCGGCTGATGCTTGGCGTCAGCACTCTTCTTGACCTCAAGGGCGGCCCATCGATCCTTATATAAAACAAGAAGATCGGGGATTCCCTGAATATAGTTGGGATCGTTCTTCAGCACACGTGATCCCGGAAGACGTTTGCCGATCTCCTTGATGACCTTTCGTTGGAAGTCGCGTTCCAGACTCATGGTTCTCCTTTCGACAGAGAAAAATAAGAGTGGGGAACGGTACCGCCCGCAGAAAGGGTTTCTCAGAAAATAAGGCAAACTCTTCCCCACTCTTACCACTATTCGCGATGTTTTTGTCGCGAGCCTACACCTACTCGACATAGGTCGGTTCCGGTACAGTATCGACATGCTCTAGATGCCATCCATACCAGAATCCATCAGGACGCTTAAGCGCATCGTAGATCTCCTGATCCTTGCATCCATAATAGAAGGCCATATGGGTCACGCTTGGAAATATAAGATCCTTCTCGATGATGCGGACAGGTTTGTAGGCTTTGATGTTGCGAGCGTCATTCCAGCAAATATGCATGCCTCGGCATACGCCGTGGTTTCTTGGATGGGCAAGCGCCTTCAATACATCGTCGACGCTCGTTTCGAGGAAGAAGGCCACCCGTTCTGGAGACGGATGGACCTCGTTAAGTTCGTAAATATAAACTTCCTGGTTCTTGTCATGATGTGACATGTGTTACTCCTCCACATATTCGAGATGGATGTTACGAAAATGATGATCCCAAGTTCGCATGGCATTAACTATGTCCTGCTGGGTTACATTCATTCGATAAGCGAGATGCTTTGAGCTCGGAAAAATCTCTCCGGTTTCTACAATTCGAATCGGACGCCAACGAGTTCTTCGAAGCCGACGATTTTCTGAAATATGCAGGTTTCGAATAGTCGTATTGAGCATCAATGTTCGTATGATGTCATGAGTATCGACATTCAAAAATGAAGCCAGCTCATCCGGATTTGCAAATATTCGATCGAGTTCGTAAACGTAGATTGGCTCTTCATAAATGTTCAGTTCATAGCGTGACATATTTTGTTCCTTTCTAAAAAGTATGCAGGTATCAGGCCGCTGCATACTTTCGCGCGTTTTTTCCGCCAGCGTTCTCTCTGTATTACTACTTTTTTTTCTTCTTCAGAATAATAAGGAGATAAAGAAAACGCGCGAAAGTATGCAGGCACCCTGAAAACCCAATGATTCCAAGGCCTCAGGGCACATTGACCCTTAAAAAAGTATGCAGGTTTTTCTGCATACTTTTGGGGAAAACCTGCATAGTTTACACCAAAAGTATGCAGGTCCAAACCTGCATAGTTTTTAAAAAAGTATGCAGGTTCGGGGCGTAAAAGTATGCAGATGGCCTTCCTTCCTGCATACTTTTGCCTCGTTGTCATGTCCGAAACACCGCAAGATCGTATGCCAACGGGATCCTATAGACCCTTCTGCATGTCCGACAATATAGCAGATGAAGGCGTTGGACACGCGAATATGCGGCCATCCGATCTCCCTTCCTGCGCAAAGCAGCCGTGATCTCCCACGAATGATAGTGCTCGCACGGCATAATCGACCGAATCTGAACCATCGCGCTTGGCGGAATCTGAACCAGATCGTCTAAATATGCCCGCACAAGACCTCTCTTCTGGCACCGTATGCAATACGTTCCGAGTTCGAAAGGAACCTCATTACCGTAGAAATCACGTAACGGCCTCCCAGATGTCTCGATCTGAACAGCGATCGGAACCTCCGAATCGCAGTCGCATGGGCTCATGCGTCTAGCCAGATCATAGACGTCGATCCTGTCCGGATCGCCTCCATCCATCACATAGGTCATGCTAATCCTCCTTTCCGGAAATATCCTTCGATGCGAATGTCCGCTCGTTGAAGGTCTCCTTGTTCGCGAGCGCCCTCAGGATCGCAGAATCGATCGGAGCGAAGCTACGCAGAATATAATAGTTGAGTTCCTTGAACGGCGAGTTGATCCTGTCGATGCGCCCTGCCGCCTGCTCCATGATCCGATAGGAGTAATTGAGCGAATAGAACAGCATGGTATCGGTCTGCGTGCAGTTCCACCCTGCGGCTCCGGATCCGTAGTTCACCAGATAGATCCAATCGCCATCCTGCGGAATATCGTCGTGACGATGCCCGTTGTACTGATACACCGGAATGCCCGTCCGCCTCCGCAGGCTCAGCAGCTCCTCCAGTTCGAAATCGTAGTTGTAGAATATCACGATCCTCGGATGATGGATGCAGATATCCATCGTCTCCCTGATCCTGCTCGGATCCGAATTCACCAGTTTCCTCTGGGCGAAGCAGTACTGCGATACGTTCTTGAGCGGCTCTCCGGTCCACGGATCCTTCCGTTCCCTTCTCAGGGTCTTCAGGGCCTGCTTGTCGTGATCCACGACGATCTGGTAGACGGGTTTGCGGCTTGGACCACGGTCCTTTGGACGTTTCATCGGCACCATGATCCGTCGTTTGAGCTTCTCCAGAATATCGGTATGCCTCCAGTCGTTGACCTTCGGATACTTCGCCCATCGATCATACACGGCATGCATGGTCATGAACTGCGTTTTGTTCTTGTAGAACCCATTCGCCACGAATATGGGAATGAGATCCTCGTACGAATCCGCAGGGGTCGCCGACAACAGAATCCATCGATTGCCTTGCGCCTTGGCGATATGGATGAATTCCTTGCTCCAGACCCCGGTTCCGGTCGCATGCTGCTCATCGAATATGATCACACCATGGAAATCGTGATAGGCCTTGATGCGCTGCCAGCTATCCACGGTGATCTCCACGCCCGAAGGCTTGTTCGTCCCGATATGCAGGCCGAATTTGACGAGATCCTCGCCCCATTCGGCCTTATCGCGCTTCTTCGCCTCGGTGATGATGAGCAGGTCGGGCGAGCCCTTGAGCGGCATGAGCGTCCTTCCGCTTCCAGACTTGCCCGAACGGGTCCGGCAGCACATTCGAAGCCACCACATGATGGCCACGATCGATTTGCCGGACCCGACCTCACCGACCAGAACGTTTCCGGATCGCAGTTGGCTCAGCGCCCGTTCCTGAAACGGTTCCAGCGTGACGGCCATTACTTGCTTACCTCCTCGGATGATTTGAGCGTGGCCTTGAGTAGATTGGCGAATATACCGTCATCTCTGATGCAGAATATGATTCGTTCATCCGGGTTCGAGGCCGTATCGCCAGTGACGCAGTGCTCGTGATATCGAACGTCGACCACGATCTCGCGAATTCGTATCTCGCCGAGAGATCCGACGACCGAGTTCCACGTCGCCTCGTCTGGAATATCATAGTATTTCATTGAATTGCTCCTCCGTTCTAAATATCACATCATGGCATCAGTTCCATCGGCATGGAGCCAATCGCAATTGATGGTCTTGTCATTATATACCAGACAGGTGACTCGTCTTGTATCGTTCATCGTGATCTGGCACTGCTTCATGTTGTTGATGAAATCGCCATTTGAGATGCAATCGACACCAATCGGGTGTCGATCTCCACCTCCATCTCTAGATCCACATGAAGACATACCGAATATCAGCAGCACTGCACAGCAGATACCTGTAACGATTCGCTTCATGACTTCGCCTCCTTGTTGACATGCTCGCCGACGTAGTAATACTCCTGGATCATCCGAATATCGCAGAGATAAGGCCTCGGATCTTCCTCCTCGAAATATCGCTCCAGATACTTCGTCAGTCCGTCAAGCTCATCTTGATCAAAGTCCCATGATATATCCCAGTAGAAGATATGATTGCCGTCGTTTTTGTGACGGAGACCACTTTCATTGAAACATCGTGACCAGCGAAATCCTTTGATCCACCCTTCCATGGCGATCGAGGCATTCGGACTCAATTTGCTGCTAACGGCGATACCAACAGATATTTCATTATTCGCTAACATGATTCATCCTTTCCTTGCGTGTTTTCGATTTCAAGTTTGGCGTTGCGATGCCGAATATGATTCGATAATGGCAGTTGGGACACACTTTATAGTCTGATTCGATATAGCTATTGCAGTTGCCGCAGCACAGCCGGTCACCATAGAGGCTGCACGGCACACCTTTCCTAGCCTTGATCATGTCGGCGATGTCTTGGTATACCGTCCACTTCTCGACCAGGAAATTGACGATATAGGTGTCTATCAGCAACATCGCAAAGATCATCGTAAAGATCATCAGGAGCAGTAGAATGGCAAATAAGATTTTAATCATTCTCCCTCTTTCAGATAGAGACGATCGAGATCCACATCATCGACCTTCGTGCGAATATACTTCCGTTCATTGCATTCCGGACAGATGGCCATGTAACTGACCCATCCGTCCCTGACGATCGGCATGCTCGTCGTGAGCACGCAGCGACACTGGCAATCGACGAATTTATCTCGTGCGTATTGCCAGATCGTGGGTTTCATGTCTGGATTCATGCTTACCTCCGAATATGTCGTCCTTGTAGATTCTGGATGCGCCGATTTTCGGCCCTGTGAGCCATTTTAAGGCCCCATAGAGAGGCGAACACGATCGGAACGCCTAAAATTATGGATACGACCAGAAGGGCCGGGAAAACTGTGATTATGGCGTCAATGAGCCCGATCATTCGAACGCCTCCTTCTGGTCGTTTTGGCCTGAATATGGAACTTCGCGTCTTCCCTGACTGGCGTCCGATCCGATCCCTTCATGCAGTTCTGACATCCCGCATTGACATAGATGTTGCGTCCATCACTCCACGCATGGGTCGTATCGATCCAAATATACGGATCGTATTCCGATTCGCAATGAAGCTTGTGCTCATTATGCAGCTCTTGTTTGATGACATCGAAGTTCGCATCGAAGATCTCGACCATCGGACCTGCGGAAATATGATTGTCGGTCACGATTTACTCCTGTTCAAAAGTCCATGGTTTGCGATTGTCCATTTGTCGATACTCCTTCCTGGAAATATCGAAGTGCGCCGATCGATTGCATCGACAACACATCACTTCGCATTCATGATGATCCGGGGCGATCTCCCACGCATCCGTGACGAGCAGTGATGCATTTGGGTGACATCCAAGATATCGTCTTGCCCGATCGAATACATTTGCTGGCGCCATAATAAGCTCCTAAAAATAAGAGGGCATGAACGACTCGCGATGGCGCCGATCATGCCCTGTGATGGAAATATGGTTTACTCGATGGACTTCAGGTCCGCATCGACCTTCTGGAAGGTCATGGTGTTGAGGGCCGTATCCGGTTCGTCGTTGTCATAGAACTCGTCCTCGAACGGATCCTCGTGCTTGGTGGCGATGAGCATCTGCAAATATGCGGTGTTGTGATCGGACATCTTGCCACGATAGGCCGAGAACGACAGATTGACGTTTTCGATGTCGGCCCAGTCCAGAATATCGACCGGGCTGAAGTCGATCTCCTCACCGTTGACCACGGCTTTCTTGTGCTCGGACCACATACGCTTGTTGCCGTACTGGGTCTTGAACAGAATCTTAGGATTCCTCGTATCAGCCGGATCGTCCTTGAACTTGACGTTGACCTTGAGCAGAAGCTGAGGGTCGGCATCGATCTTCTCACGCATGCGGGGACGGAACCCCTCATCGGTCAAGAAATCGAATTCGTCCTGAGTCAGCTCGATGTTGAAGTTTCGGTTGCCCTCGTCGTTGAACTGACCTCCGTTACCGGCGAAATTCGGGTAGATGAGTTTCGCTCCACGAATGCGGTACGACACACGACCACGGGAATCCACATACTTTTCGACTGCCATTGCTTTATTCCTTTCGTTTGGTTTGGTTGGAAAATATCACTTGGTTGTTAATGTGGTCACCCGATCGACGAATGGCCTAGGATCGGTCATCCGACCTCGCGCGATGTTCCTTTCGTTGCACCGATCGATTGCCGAGGTGATTTCATAGTCGGTGATGCCGGAGTACTTGTAGAAGTTCGCCAGCGTCTGGAGGACGTCCGCGAATTCATCCAGCATATGCTCGCGCGTATCGTGCTGCGAGGCGACCATCAGTTCGGCCGATTCCTCCAGAATCTTCTTCGCCAGCTTCTTGCCGTCGTTGAGTTCGCCGTCATCGAAGGTCTCCATTGGCGGGAATTGGATCATGTTGTTCCTTTCATAAAAATATGGGCCCATGCGTTGGTCGCACAGGCCCATATGGTCAAAGGTTGATCTGGTCGAGATCGATTTTATAGTCGTTCGATTTCACGACGCGGTTCTCGAATCCGAGACCGTCGAATTCACGGAACACCCGCTTGGCGAATTCCATTCGGCTCATGTCCTTGTGTTCGGACCTGAGATCGAGAATATACCAGACGAGTGAACCGATGCATACGCCGATCAGGATGAGGGCCACGACCTGATAGTCGAGCAGTTCAATAGTCATCATTGTTCCTTTCCTATGAATATCCTTCATTATAAGCGATGACCTTGTCGCGAATCAATCACTCATGGCGGCGATTCGCATGACATCCATCATCGACTTGTTGCGTCCGATGTTGTATCCGACGTAGAAAATGGCACCGGCGGCGATGATCAGCGATTCAGGATGTTGTTCTATGAAGTCCATGACAGTGTTTCCTGCCTTGTTGATTTCGTCGTTGACGTTGATTGTCTTGTCCTCCATGGTGGTCTCCTTCTTTGATTTGCGGAATTTCGGTGAAATATGAATGTTGAAGTCCATGATCAGTCCTTGCGCTTATGCCGGGTTACGGTGATGTCGTAGATGGTTTCAATGGGACCTTCGATCATCACCTGCCGTCCGCAACCAGTGCAGATGAACACGGCAACGATCCTATGGTCCTTGAAAAATACATCATGGGGGCGGACCTCGTAGTTGCATTCGCACCCCATGAGCTCGTTGAGCTCGTCCTTATGCATCAGCGGTCTCCTTCCGATCTGATCCAATCTGTCTTTTCGACGGTGACGGATTTCAGATATTCATTATCTATGTGTCGGACCATGGTGGATGCCAAGTCAATGGCCTCCCAAGCCGACGGTCGATGCTCGGAATAATCGCTATAGACTGTTTGTTGCATGCCACCGCATTTGTTCTCCAGAACGATTTTGACACGGTACAGTATGATGATCGCGCTCATGGCCGGCCCGGCTTCCTATTGCGAATATGATCCATCACGGACCTGAACTGTTCGTTGGCTCCTGTATTGAGCGCGACGAATGCGATGACTCCGACAGCAGGGACGATGATGTCCCTGATCCAGAGTCTCGCCTCTCGGGCGGTGTCGATGGTACGCTGTTTCATGGTTTGCTCCTTTCATAAAAATATAGGCCCATGCGTTGATGCACGGGCCTATAATGTTGATCAGTTCTTGCTCTGATCGGATTCCTTCTGGGGATCGAGATCGCTCTGGACCATCCACTTCACAGTATCCTCCAGATGCTCGATGCGTTCGTGATCGTCTTATATTCCTTATAGGCGAAGACGATCGAGATCGCACCGGATGCAGCCGCGATAACCGCACTGGCGATGGTGAGCATATCTTTCTTGTCCATGGTGGACTCCTTTCATATACTATAACTCTTCATTATAGAATATGTTTCTGTCGCGGATACTCCGCAAACCAGATGGTAGGATGTGTCCATCTACGGGCGTGCTTGCCTCGATGAATCCGGTTTTCGATGATCCACAGCAGATGTCGATACGGTGCGTCATTGACGTATTCGTTGGTCGGCGTGATAAACCATTCTACCAGGAGTCCGATAAGGGCGAAGGCCACAATTGATAGACATACCAAACAATTCATCAAATCAATCATCACAATCACCTATGTCTGAGAAGTTCGGATCGTCGTCGATATCGTAACCGAGTTCGTAGATAGATTCTGTGATCCTCAGTCCCTGAGTGTAAATATCATTGCTGATTCTGCGGAGCTCGTCGCATTCGTCATGCATCTGGAGAATATGGTTTCGGATCCAGGCGATGCTACTGACGATCTTAATCAGAAGAATCAACGTCGTCGCGATCGTCAGTCCGATCAGTGTCTTAATCTTCCGGCTCATTGTTCTCCTCCTTGTGGAACGTTTTGTAAATATCAGTGACGTCAAGCACACCGTTCTTGGTCACCAGATTCGCCTTATCATCGGTTTTGACCATGATAAAGACGATTCGATCATCATCCTTACAGCATTCCTGCGCATCGAGAATCGCTTCATCATCGGTGAATTCCTCGGCGTTGATCCGAACCGAAGGAATATCTGAATCAAAGTCAACGATACGCCAATCCTTGAGATAGGTGTTCTTTTTACAGTGATTCCTTTTGCGAATATAACGGATTAAAAAGTCACCTCCTTGGATCACCAGATAACTGATGATCGTTCCAACGACCATTGCTAGAACCAGTCCGAAAATAAAATTGATACTCATGGATGAACTCCTTTTATAGTGTTTAGAAACGATGATTATCGCAGAACCAGCTGATGACTAGCATGAGAGCGGCCAGAAATATAACGATGATCGCCTCATGATAGGTCATGTAGCGAGCTCTTTCATAAGATCGTTAGATGCTGGATTCGGTGAGGAATATGGACTACTCTTGTCAATCAGCCATTCGTACGATCCGTATTGTTCAATGGTGCCGATGGCATCATCGGCCAATCTCTCGTAATATGATCGGTCAATCTCTGAAGATAGCTCGTTGTCTCGGATGACCGAGTATTCCTTCCATCGATAACCTTTCGTTCCGGATACCGCATCAAAACCGCCTCTATTGTTCTCACGAACCAATAAACCTCCTCCACATCCTGATTTGACAGGGGAAAAGGCTGATACTTTACCAACAAAGCTGTAATTATGCTCATCCGGGTCAAGTCCCTCATTGAAATCGAGGAAAATATTGGACTGAGCCGATTTAGTCTCTCGGAAATCCGTCAGACCGACTGGCTCTTTGGTAAATAGGGTCTTAAAGACGTAAGGAACCTGGAACTGCAACCCAGTAGCGGTCCACTCACCACAGTGCTCACCGTAGGCTGAATGAGCGATGTAGGTGGACTTGTTGACGATGCACATCTTGTCATAAATGGACTCCAATTCGAAATTATATCCGTATTGCTTGCCCATGGTGGTAACGAAGTCGATGATATCGCGGTCCACATCGGCGATTTTGATCGAATCGGTTTTGATGTGGACTACGTTGTATCCGAGCTCCTGTACCTTGTGCTTGAGCGCAATCATGAACAAGGCGCCTCGTTTAGCCACTTTATTGTCGAGATTGCGGTTGTTCGGATTGGCCGCATCGTTGAATCTGGTGGGGAACGAGGCGCTGGTTAGGCCATAGACCGCGTTGATGGCGATCTTCAGAGCCTGAGCCAGCGCCTTGGAATCCTCGCCCTTGAGCACTGGTTCGAGATCCTTGATACGTTCTTCTGGAACGAATTTCCTGAAAATATCAAGACATCGATCGAAGTCTTTATGCTTGATGGCGATACGGGCCTGTCGGATGGCGTCGAACTGTTCGGTATATGGGCCGAAGAGATTCATGGCCACGATCGAACTAGGATGCATTGATGAAATGTCAAGCAACCCGACGTTGCCGAACATGCCGCCCAGACGATGCTCTTCTTTCTCTACCATCGGTCATCGACTCCTTGAATGACCAACATCACGAATATCAACGTGATGACGTATCCGATGAAGATCCATGCTACGCCCATGTCGTATGCTCCTTTCCAAATATCTTCAGCGGTTCATCATCGCCTTCAAGATGGCGGTTATAGGCGTCGACAAGCTTAATGAGATCGAGCTCGTCAAGCCCTTCGGCATAGAGAGTTCGATTCTTCGGATCTGGTTTTGTGCTGTCGATACCAAGCGCCATCAAATATCCGTAAAGGAACAATCGTGATGGATACCTTCCGTTGATATGTGAAGGATACTGGTATCGGATTCCGTTGGTTAATCGGATCGGAGATTCGTAATTCAAAGTCTTACTCATTGCTTCTTACCTCCCATGGATGCGGAATATTATTGTAATCCTGATCGACATCGCCGTTCTCCATGCCGTTAACCCAGACGTAGCCGCCTTCTCCCGGATACTCGCCCATGTACTGGGATTTCTTGTCCTTGGGCGCGTATCGGTCGAAGGTGTATCCCGGGAACATATCCGAAAGGTCGGTGAAGTTGAACTCCGACTGCGGATGCTTGTTGTTCCCGAATATGATCTTGGCGGTATGGGTGTTGGTGGTGTCGTTGACTGTCAGACCACTGAGCATGGCCAGCATCTGTCGTGCGGTGAAATCCTCCTTGAGATGTTCGAACACGGCCTTGGTTGCCCTGACGTCATCTTCGCAATATGATTGCACCAACGGCCATTTGTCCTCCGGAACCGGTTTGTCCCACGGCATGCCGAGCTCATGATGGTCAATACCCAATTCGATCTCCCACTTCTTCAGCGACTGCTTCTTGGCAGAGAAGTCGTAAATATCCGTGTAGGATGCATTGTATGCCTGACCGAACATGGCGTTCTTGTTTCCGCTGACGATCCGCGTCGACAGATCATACAGCTGGGCATTGTTGTATCCCATGACACCCCACGCCCAGAGAATATGATTGTCGTACTTACGGTTGTTGAATCCCACCAGATTCTCATCGAGCAATGTCATGATGTTCTGCCGCGGAGGATTGATCCATGTCTTGACGACGTCCGAATCGCTCTTCATGAAGCAGACCATGAAGAGGTTTGGAAAGACCTCGACATCGAAGAAGGTGAGAATATCGGCGTTCTTCGGATCACTTCCCTTCGGAATATCATCGGACTTGAACTTCATCTCGTTCACCAAAACGATGCAATAATCCGACCAATGCGTTGACCGCAAAGCGAAATCAAATATCTCATTACGCATGTCGGTGACGTCATATGGTTTACCGGACTCATACATCTCGTCCATGAGCTTCTTGATGAACTCGACGCTCGGCTTGGTCCCAGGACAACATTCCTTGCGCAGAGCCTTCTTGATGACGTTACGTAGATGCTGTTCGTCCTTGAGTTCCTTCTGATTGATCACGGACTTTTCTCCTTTCAACGGAAGGCCGCTTGAAATATGGGAGATCTCATGATCGTTGCACCGTGAGAGCAGACGCCGTAGCGACGAATTACCTCGAAAGACCTTGATCTCGATATGGATGTCGTAAAGGTTTTTGAGTCTGGATACGTCTCCATCGTAAATATAGTGGAGGTGCAATCCCTGTCCGCTCTTGGACACCTCGGCATAGGTTGGAGGGAACTTGCTGGCCGCCTCGAGATTGGCCTGAAGCGACTTCTCACCATCCTCTCCTCGAATATCGAAGTCGATGATGATGTGGTTTTCCGGAACCTTGACCCAATGAAGTCGACTAGTGTCGAGGTCTTTGAGTGTGGTGCCGACTTGGGCCCATTTGGCGACTGGGGATCCATTTTCGTCGTCTCTAGCGTATTGCGCAGGGCAATCATGACAGAGTTCGTCGAATCGACTGTCCGTTTTAGTAAGTCGAAGCCATGAGACATGGTCATCGTCAGATGTTCGAGCATGTCGGTCAGAAGAGTCAACGATTCTCGATTCGAACTTGTCTCGTTGAAATCCATGATAGGTAACCGCCTTACTTGCTCCCCGGTCCATGTTCTCGAAATATGAAGCCAGTTCGAACATGAACTCGGAGCGTTTCATGACGTCGGTGATGTGGGCTTCCTCACACCATTCCTTATAGGCACGCCACAGATCTGTCAGACGCACTGGCTCATCGATGTCCATGAGGTCTATGTTGTCCTGAACGAATGTGTAAATATCATTCGTCTTGGCGATCATCTCCGTTGGACGATACTGGGAATATCGGTTGACCCCGAGCTTCCTGTAGACCTCACGACAATGATAGGCAATGGCGCCCAATTCGAATCCGATCTGCTTCATACAGTCGAAATAATCATCCGGTTTCAACGTGTTACCAGTCGGATAAATATCAATCAGTCTCCTTGTGATGCCCGACTTGGCGTCGGTGATCTTCACCGGCTTATTCGTTGCCATGAATAGCATCGTCTTCAGCGGAACGGTGTACTGCTTGACACCCTTTTCGTTGACCACGATCTTCTCATGCGCAGCGATTTGATTAAGCAGAGTGTTGTCCCACATGTGACTCAGATCGCCATCGGTCTGGATACCGATGAGCGGAGAGTTCTTGAAGGACGCGGTACTGAATTGGTATCCTTTGCCGAGTTCCTCCGCATTGAAATATGCGATGTATCCAGGGAAGAGCATCTCAATGATATTGAGAATCGTCGACTTTCCGGTTCCGGGATCACCATAGATGACGAACATCTTCTGGATGCGTTGAATATCATTACCGTCGACCAAGGCACCGATGCCCCATTCGAGCTTTTCGCGTTCGGATGGGGCATACAACGTATTCATGAGCCGGTCGTATGCCGAGGTGTCTCCCTCGGATATCGCGTATTCCAGTTGAACGGTAGCGTAGTCCTCGCGCTTCGGAGTGTCATTGGCGAATATGATCCGCTGATTGAGCACCGCATCGCTGTCGGCCAGATTGCGCAGTCCGGAAATATACCTATTCCAGCAACCGTTGGAGGTGTTCTGCATAAGCATGCAGGTCACTTCATTACCGTCCGGAGATTCATACGAGTCGGCGAACTCCCGAATATCACGGTCGATCAGCTCACCAAGGCGTTGAAGGTTCTGTGACCAGAGATGACTATCCGGATCGAACACCGCATAAAACGATCCGCCTTTGACGAGCAGATCGTGATACCCTCGCATCTTCGGATCGGCGAATATGGATTCATGGCCCTTGTTTGTCTTTTTGACACGCACCTGCACTTGATCCATCTTCGCCTCCTTTACATGTCTGGAATATATTGTTCGTTGAGCCAATATTGCATCTGCCACCACCATTCGGATGGGCGGATATCCTTGTCATCATGAACGATGAAGAGTCCGCCGCCAGATCCGTCAGGTCGGTACTGTCGATCCATCATGATGTCGCATCGGTCCTGAATATAACACTCCGGATCTCTTTGGTTGAGAAACCAGTCATCCGAGCATCGTGTCAGATCCATGTTTTCGAGGAACATGGAGAACGCCTCGTCGACCTGGACGATGGCAAGCACATCGTTGACCCGTTCGGCCAAGGCGACGAGGAACTCAAGGACCGAGCATCCTCGAATACCGCTAACCAACGAATATCCGGTTCGGCGTGTGTATACCTCACGTAACGACTCGCCATCGGATATCCGATTCCGATCCATCATGACACTGGAACGGAACGGAATGGCCGCAAGAGACATACTTAGATCGACATATTCGTCGAAATCAACACGATGACGTAGCCATTGAATATACGATGCGTTGAAAAACGGTGATGAATTATCGCTCATTGACCTCCTCCATTTCGGCCGCTACAGTTGAATTGAACCGCTTTTTGGGTCGGTATGACTCCTCTTCGGGAATTCCTAGCACCTCATGCTGGTACGATCCGTCATGCCGGGTGATCTCGTAGTCGGTCTCCAGAATATCATTCCTGCACCACACGACATTGGGATCACCACTCTGCGACAACCTTCCGAACCTGTTGAGCACGATGGTGTTGATGATGGCATCCGGGTCCTGAACGATCTCCATTCCTCGGGCAAGCACGTCGTCGTCCTCCCAGTAATCGAGATTCTCCGTATCGATGAACCACGGTGCGTTCTCGTGATCCTCTTCGGAGATCTGGTAGCTCGGATCGTCACGGTCGATGGACTGATGCCAGCGACGCGCCTTGATCGTCATGAGGATCGATTGCTCGATGCGCTCGTCCCCGTTCGCCTCGTCATACTGACGCTGTTCGTCATCGGTAAGGGGACCATCCCATCGCGGAACGCCGTCATCGATGATAAAATTATCCCGATCCGGTTCGTCGGCGTCGATGTCCACAGGGTCATCGTCGAGCTCATCACCACGTTCGTCGTCGAAATCGTCTGGTCCATCGGAAATATCATTTCGCTCGGCTGCTTTGGGATCGCCATACGTCTTTGCGGCATTAATGGCCTCCCATTCCTTCTTCACGGCGATGATCTGATCGTCGTAGAAGTCAAGCTCCTGCTCCTTGCGCCTAATGGCCTCGTCGGTCGACCGCTTGACGTTGACGAACTTCTCGTGGTTGTCTTTGAACTGCTGGTTGAGTTCATGCTTCTTACGTTCCAGATCGGCGATCTCTTGCTCGAGGTCCTTCAGTGGAATATACTTCTTGTATATACCGAAGTAGAATATGGCGGTCGCCGTCGCGGCACCAGCGGCGAATCCGCCCACTACGAACCCAATGGTCTTGAGATTCATGGATGCTCCTTGATTAAATGAACGGGACGGCCATCATGAAGACGACCGTCCCTAAAAATATCATCGATTAGATCTTATCGTAGATGATGCCATCCACGTTGAATGTCAGCAGGATGCCAAGCTTGCCGTCCCATGGTTCAGCGTTGTTATAATCCCACGGATCGTCGCTATTCACGCCGAACACACCGAAATCGACAAAGGGGCTCTGATGCTCATCATCGATGATCCATCCCAGGACTGCACCTTCTTTGCTATCCTCGATTCCAAGCATGCGATACACATCATTAAGGAATAGATGACCGTTGGCATAGAGCCGATCGTTCGCTTGGTGGAGAACCGAGCGAATATGCGCGATATTCTGATCGGGATTGGTCTTATCCCAATAGATCGAGTATTCGTCGAAATATCGGGACAGTCCGTCACGGTCGATCGTGTCTTTGTCGTAATGGCGAACGGTCTTTGTCTCTCCGGTCTCTTCGTCGGTGATTTCCTCTTCGACGACTCCCTGATAGATATCGCGCTCCTTGTCCTCGCCGAGCTGTTTGCGAACACGGCCTCGATAGTCGGAGAACTCCTTGGACACGGCCGTGAACGCCGAGGCAGCCGCCATGTACCGTCCATCCAGAATATGATGTGCGGACAGCACACATCCGACGCTCAGGCCTGTCAGCAGGATCGTCGGCATATATAGACGGGCGATCTCGGCTCCGGTCTCGACATAGACCATCGTCTTGTCGTGCTTCTGCGCCTTGTTGTCGTAGATGATCTCGTCGTCGCTTTCGGCCTCCTTGGCCTTCTTGGAAATATCCACCATCTTGTTCTGATGATGATCCATAACGGTATCCAGCTTCATCGTGGAATATACCGCGAAGCCAGTGGCGGCCACGCCTGCGACGATGCCCGCGCCGATGAGAATCTGCGGGGAATGCTTGTCAAGTTGCAGCAACGCCTTGTTGCCGAAACGTACGATGGTTTCCTTTATGCTCATGTTTATTCCTTTACATTGAAATATGATCTCGGGGATCTCCGGAACGTCTCCGAGAATATCATTCAGTATTCGAACGACCACGGTTCGTCTCTGTGACAGAGACGCGCCATGGCCACACTGGTGTCTTTGTCGATGGTGATCTCGAATATCGTTCCATCGTCTTCCAGCACCTTGACACCGGTATCGTCATCGTTTACTCGATAGTCGAGCGCATCCTGATCGATCTTTGGAAAAAATCGACGGACGCGTTCCTTCCAGATGCGGAGCGATCTCAACTGATCATCTGAAATATACCGAGTCTTGTCGACGGGAAGATCGGTCTGCCGTTCAATGCTGCTGAACTCAGCCATGGTGTATCCTCCTGCATTCTCTTGCCTTACGAAGACGTTCGAGCTTGACGGCGACCTGTTCGTCGCTCATCTTGTCAACCTTCATCTTCCATAATGGATTGGAATACCACTTCTCTAGAATATGACGGTTCTCTGATGTACTCATCGCAAGCTCTCGGTTCTTGGCATATTGATGACATAGCCATCGCGATATCGTGCTATGGTCGCTCTGGCCAGATCAGTCCATCCGATATCATAATCGGTATATCTTGGGGATATACCAGAGGCCTTGAAAAGATCGGCCACGCTGCACTGACCATAATGATCGATGATATCCCGTAACGTGTCCATGACCGCCTCAGCGTCACGACGATCGCGGAACGTAACATCATCGAAGTCGTTACGATTGCGGGATTCGATCTCGCGACGTCCCGTGGAACGATCTCGACTCATCGACGAATAGCTGGTGTATCCTCGATTTGTCGAGTTGTTTCTTGGACGAACTTCGCCGAACAGCAATCGGCTGAATCCCTGTGATACGGTATCGTATAGCATGTCCTTAGCAGCAGGAATCATGACGTCCTTGACGACATAGGATGCTACATCGCGAAGATCGCCACCGAAAAATGTCTCGGCGACCTTCTGGACCTTGTTTTTCTTTTTGCGAACGACTTCTCCTTGCACGACCTTGTCGACATCGTTCGGTTTATCGGCATTCGGTTCAATCCCCAATGCTTCCCTCGAAACGTCGAAGGTCTCCTTGTCGACTTCCGCCATATGGAACTCCTTTCAAAAATATGAGGAGAGGATCTCATGTGGATCCCCTCCTCACTATAGTTCATGAGAATATCGGGATCAGCCCTTGACGTTCGGAAGCAGTGCGCTTACGAACGAATCGGCCACTCCAGCTTGGGTGTACATCGAGATCATGAGTTTGCCATGCTCTTCGCTCTTGTGGAACTCTTCGATCTCCTCGGGCGTTGCGTGGCGGAATCGAGGCACCATGCGACGTTCTCCGGTCTTCTTGTCGATCTTTTCCTCCTCATAGCGGAAGCCGTAAGTCATGTCGACGAAGTTCTCCAAAGCCGTGGTCTTCACCTTGAGATCATCCGAGGACAGGTCGTCCGAGAGCTTCTGAAGCTTACCGTTCTTCAGCATCTCGATGATGTCGTTATCGTCGAGATGGAAGAGCAAGGTCTCGCTCTGCTCGACGCCATCGATGTCGGTGTAGGTGACGGTCTTCTTGATCATGATATGGTTCCTTTCTGGAATATATGGTTGTTTGGTTGAAAAATATAGGCCCATGTTTCCACGAGCCTATACGTCTATCAGTTTTCATCGGACGGTTTGTCGTCCAATTCGGGAATGTCCTCAGCTTCGCTCTCGGCTTCCGCCTTTAGTTCGTTCGCCTTGCGGATCGCGTTACCGACGACCTTCTGAGTCACCGATTTGGTTGCTACGGTCAGCGCGGTTCCGGCTACCGTAACTACCAAACCAACGGCGATCTTCTTCGGATCGACATCGGCGTTCTTCGCAAGGTTCTTGACGATGGCATTGCCCAGAGCCTCACCAAATGATTCCTTCATTGCAGTTCCTTTCGTTGATGAATCACTTCATTATATGGCATGATTTCATCACGAATCAGTACCTGCGTGTCGTATCGGAAACGGGACTTGTGGAGAACCGCATGACCAGACACGGGATGTTGTTATTGGAAAGCATCGATGAAAACGAAACATCGATTCGGTTGTCGATGGTCCATCCGAGCTCCTCGCCGATCTGTGCAGGATCGAGTCCAAGCTTTTCGTAGAACTCGTTGAGACCGACCCACATACCGGGACCGTTGATGAGTTCGTAGTTGAGGTCGTTTACGGCCTTGCGGATGGACTCGGGATCCGAATGGAAATATCGGTCCATGAGCTGATCGTAGCACAGCACTTCTCCGACACCCGGAATCAGATCCTGATCGGATGGCGGGTTCTTGCGAATATGATCCTTGGAGATCTCATCATCGATCTCCTGTGCCTTCTCCTTGCCGAGTTCCTCGACGATCTTGGTCCGGTACTCCGATGCGGCCTTGGTGGCCATGGTGTATGCCGATGCATAGGCGGCGATCTTTCCGGCCGAGATCTGATGATGGCCGATGACACATGCAATGGTCGTTCCGGCCATAAGCACCGTGGAAATATAGCACGGCACGACACGCTTGACGACCTCGCTCTTCGGCATATCATCATGCTCCATCTCGATCTCTAACATGACGTCACGGGCTTTCACGGCGTCATGGGCAGCACATACGGCCGTACCTACAACACCGGCACAGGATATGACGGTCAGAATCGTACCCGCGTTGTGTTTGACGAAATCCTTGACGGATTCGAGATTCATTGGTTGCTCCTTTCGTTTCAGAAAAATAAAGGCGCCACGTTTCCGCAGCGCCTTTACGGCATTGAAAAATGTCACTCCTCGACGGACGTGGAATCCACATCGTCGGAAGAGTCCTCGATGGCCTCCGGTTCGTTGACATCGATCAATTCATCCGGTTCACCAATGAATTTGACGACCGCCAAAGCCGTAACGGCTCCGACGACGATCGCGCCAACGGTGAACTCGTACTTGTGATCGACCACGAACTTCTTGGCCTTCTTGAACTGTTCCTTCATGGTATTATCCTTTCGTTGAGGTTTTATCCTTCATTATATGCCATGTTTTCACCGCGAAATATCAGACTGCGGAACTCCCGGACATGGCCTTCGATCCGATCGGCTTCTATGTCCGGTCGTCGGACCATGCCGATCCGCATCTTACAGACATCTCGGAAACACATGTCAATCGATGCGAAGTCTATCACATCGGCCTGCATGCGCCGATCGATCTCTTCGGGATCGTCTCCGCGCACGAGCAGTCGAGCCTTCCGGACATCATCGGGAACGTTAAGATATATTCCGAAAACGTTCTCGATCTGGTCATAAATGCGTAAATATGATTCCGGATCGATGACGGCGACGCTATCCACCGCGCGATAGAGATCAGACCAAGCGAATGCATAACTCCACACGCCAAAGACGGTGGAATATGTCCTAACGCAGGTAAGCTCGCCATCAAGAAACGCATTCTCGAATTCGGCGTCGGTGACGAAATGATAGTCTATACCTTCGATCTCGTTGTCCCGTGGAGGCCTGGTCGTATACGCGAGGATCTGTTCATACCCACGACGTTCCAATTCCTTGGCAAGCGTGGTCTTTCCAGATCCCTGGGGACCGATGAGGAAAATATGTACGCAATCGCTCATAGGCGGCCTTCCTTTCTCATTCGTTCCCGAATAGACTCGGAAAGAGTATCGCACGTCGTCTTCCGATGAGTAATTGTCGATTCGTAAACGGCATAACAGACCGGATGTGGTTCCGACCAATATCGAATTGTATTGTTCGATCCTGTAGCACAGCCGCTCTCTCCAGAATTGCGGAAAATATCGTTCGAAGACATAGTCGATCCTATACATGCATGGAGTCATGAGTTTCTTCTAAGAAAACGGAACACGATCCAGATGAGCCACAACCCTCCGGTGAGACCGGTCAGGACGAGGTCGAGTAGGAAGTTGAGAATACCGTATTTCTTTTTCATGTGTAATCCTTTCGAGAAAATAAGAGCCCATGTTTCCATGGACCCTTATTGCGAATCTCCGTTCAAATATGAACGTCTGTCATCAGATCTTCGGCTTCGGAACGAAACTCAGCGCCTTTGTCGTAATGACGTGGTCGGTCTCAAATGCGAACATCAGTCCCAGACAAACCAACGTCCCTCCGACCCCGACGACCTTCGCGACCATGGCATTGCGATCTTCGTTATACATCTTCTTCGCTTCCACCAAGACCTTGAGGTCGTCAACGGCCATACGGGCGTGGCTGTCATCGACCGCTCCGTAAATATTGGCCAACGCCGCGTCGATATTGTCATCGAACGCCTTGTTGATGTTCCGATGCTGTGATTCGAACTTCATAGTGTTCTCCTTTGTTCGGTTACTTCACTATAAGGCATGTTTTGGGCGCGAAAATATAGACGCCATGTTTCCATGACGCCTATACGTGTCAGCGATCAACAATCACCGGATTGTCGATAACGGCTTTCAGAATTTCGAGTCCATCCTGAGTGACGGAGCAACCGTCGTTCTTGATGTTACTGAGAATCTCATCTCGTTGGGTTCGGTCGAACATTACCAGGAGGGCATCTCTGCCGAACATTACGCATTTGTCATCAGGTCCCTGTGCGTCAACGATACCGCTGACGCCGGAAATGACCGGATGCTTCTTTCTGTAATATACAGCCCAGCCTACATATCCCACTAATGCTGCGACGCCGACTCCGATCGTGATGGCGGTCTTATGGTCATCATAGAACTTGACGATCTTGCTCTTCGCGTTCTCAAGTTTCTCGTTCATCGTTGTTCCTTTCGAAATAGAGTGAATTATCGCTTCACTATAGTCCATGTTTCGAACGCGAAAGGCCAAAAATTAAGAGGCCATGATATAGTCACGACCTCTTAATTCTTATAAACATCACTGCTTATTGGCGATATACTTGTTGTACTGCTTCGTGCTGATGCCCAGGATGATCCCCAGGAACCAGTCCACGGCCATCACGACCGCCAGCACGACCTCCGCGTACGGAAGTCCGGTTGCGCCGGAGATGATGGCGTACAGCACTCCGAGACCGGGCAGAATATACTGCACGATCCACTTCATGATGTTGTACGTCTTGTCCGACATGAGCAGCGGGATGATCTCCTGCTTGACGAAATCGGGATCGAAGACCTCATCGATCGGTTCCTCGGGAGCCGGTTCGGTGTTCTGATCGGTCATTTCTCCTCCTTTCTTGTTTCGACGATATCGAGAGGAAGCTTGTTGACCTCTTCGGCGACCTTTTTGGCGTAGCCGTTGCCGCCCATGGCGCTGTATGGGTAATAGAGGTAGTGATTGAATTCATCTAGACCATCAAGAGTAATACGGCCCTGCTCAAGATAACGCTTGCCGACCTCCACGATCTTGGCGTGGGCAAGACCTCGCACCATCTTCTCGATGGCCTCGATGCGTTCGTCCTCCGAATCGTCCTTCTTCTTACGATTGTTGATGACCGTGGTGACGAATGCCCAGAGTCCAGACGATGCGAACACTGAGCATACGACGGTGACGATCGTCTGGACCCATGGGTTCATATCGATTCAGTCACCTCCGCATCAAACGGTCAACGTGGTCGACCACTTGGTAAGGCTCTCCTTGATGCGCTTGCGCTGCTCGGGAGTGGCGTCCTTCCACATGGTCTCGACGTCGGTCTTGAGGTGGTTGAGCTGCTCGTCCGGGGTCATGGACGACATGTCCCGCGTCATACGCATACCGGTCATGTCGCCATGCTGGAGTATACCACCATCGGAGCCCATGTCACCGCCCCAGTCGCGACGCTCATTGCCGGGATATCGGCGGCCAACCGTGTTCCCGCGACTGAAACGACCGGACGACGTGCGATTTCGGTTCGGCATGTCGTCATGCTCGATCCATTCCTCGTCTTCGTCCTCGTCGCGGCTTTCTCGATCGTCGCCTTCCTTCATGGCCTTGATAACGGTCTTGTAATAGCAGGCCTCCCAGCAGCACTTCTCCGCTTCGGCCAGGTGATGGATCATGTTGATCATCATGTCCATGCCCTGGACGTCCTGGATGGTGCTGCGTTCGACGTCGAGACGCTTGAGGATTTCCTCGTTGGAGTGCTCTTCCGGCTGGGAAGCCTGCTGCACCTGCTCCGGAATATAACGCACCGTCTGGATGGTTCCGTTTCCGGTCCACACTTTGACCAGAATGGCAGAACCATCCTGCATGGGGAAATACGCCGGACTTCCGTCCGAAGGGATCTCCTTGGGAGGGATCTGGTCGTTGGCGGATATGGGGCGCCCGATGAGGTGTGGAATCGCCATCGGTCCCTGAGAAGGATCGGGCTGTGGTGTCTGCGGTATGTAGGTCTGCTGCGGATTATAACCGAACGTCGGCTGATAACCCTGCAAATTGTACGGACCTACCGCCGTCGGTCCCTGAGAATACATGGGGCCGTTGTATTGAGGCATGGGCATGATGGACTCCTTTCGATGCATCCTTTATGTGTATAAAAGAACCCTCCTCCGGGCCTATGACGACGGTAAAAGGATGAGAAAACCCGTTGCGGAAGCGCTCGGAGGAGTAATGGCACCACCGGTGGAAGCAAGACACATGAACATAATCCAGGCACTCTTAGTGCACAGGTCTCGCTTGACGGACAGAACACCGTCGTGCGACGTGTCCGCCTTTCCTCGTTCAAGGGTGATGCGCGCAAGATCGGTGATATCAATGGCGGTTCATTCGACGCAACCTGGGGAGCTGCCATCGTCGGACATTCTGACCCTGCGAGCTCGATGGGACCGTATGTCGCCGTGTCGCTTAAGCAATTCTACGCCAATAGCGGACGGCGACATATGGATTCATGAGCGGAAGATTTCCATAAACCTTCGTTCCATTATCAGTCTTTTTACTGTTCCAGTTTATACTACCTTTGGTTTCCAATTCGAATCCAAACGCGATCTTAACAGGGGTATGTGCAGCGGCGTCTTTCCATGCGACGTGTATTCCACCATGATCGTTAAAATTCACTCCAGCCGCTAAATCAGTCGAACTGCCGACATCGACGGTTTTCGCACCGCCCTGCTTGTTGAGGGCGAAGTCAGTATCCGTTGTTGATACACCCACCAGCGTCCTTCCGGGAGCATACGCCTCCCAGGAGCCTCCGAGATAGGACGCCGGCGAAGTGTTGGTGGATGTCGCCAGAATTGTGCCGACAGGCCAAAACGTATTACGAATCTTCGCAATGAGGTGCTGTACACCTGCCTGATCCAAATATGCAACCATTATAGGTCTTGCCTTTCCGTGAGGAGTCGGCAAAACCGGCGGAGAGAAGACGCATAGTCATACGTACGGTATTGTGTTTGGTACCAATTACGGAATGACTGTATTGTCGGACAGTCGAGAATCGCCACAAATGGGTGTCGTTGATTATTCTCTAACTGGTGGCAATCGTATTCGGAGACACGGTATTCCGCCTATCAATACGACCAGGCACGGTTTCGCAGATCCGGTCTATGGCTCATATGGTGAGAATAAACAACTGGATCTTCGAATTAATGAAGGAAACACCACGAGAGCATCATCAATGGAACCGTATGTCGCAGTGTATATTTGGCGTAGGACCGCTTAGGCCGTACGTCTCCACACATACACTGCGACATACGGCTGAAGACTCGACTCGGAATACGACTGTTCCTCGGTGCCGTTCGAGTTCGGTGATCTGGCGGCCGGGGTGTAGAGATCGTGATGTCCGGGAGCAATACCTCGACGCAGGACACCGCCTTGGTCATGGTGTGTCCAAGTGACGGATAATATACCGTTGGGAAGCTCCTCCATACCAAGCGGCAGCCAATGACTATGCGTCTTCTCTCCGCCGGTTTTGCCGACGGTGAAGTCTGTATCGGTGTCCGATGCAGAGACCATTACTCGTCCCTGCGCATAGCGTTCCCAGGTGCCACCGAACAAACTCGCTGGGGACGCGCTACTAGTGCTGAAATAGAGAGATCCAACGGGCTGGATCCGGTCAAGAACCTTCCTGACTAGATGCCGAGCCCCCCTCGTCAAGATAAGCTACCATGATATCATACCTCCTAAAATATCAAATTCTAAAGAAACCGTCGATCGTACTGGTGGGTATCGGTCCAATCGCATCGAGCTTCGCCTTGTCGGCGTTGGGCATCAGACCGTCTCTGGTCGGCGTGGCGAGCGGGATGGATCCGGCAACGTCACTCGAGAGACCGTCAAGCTTCTTCTTATCCGCTGCCGACATGAGACCTGCCGCCGACTGGGTGGCCACAGAGTAGGTCGTATCCTGCGTGGTGAACGTCGATGCCGTGCCGTTGCCCTTGGTCACCGTGACCGTACGTCCCGATGCGGTGACGGACTTCACATAGGTCGTGTTGATCTGCTGACCCGCGGAGTCCTGCGTCGCCTTGGTGGCGTTCGTGGCATTGGTGGCGTTCGTGGCGTTCGTAGCGCTGGTGGCCTTGGCGATCGTGTCGGTCGTTCGGACCAGAGCGACCCACGAGCTCCATGACGAATTTGAATACGACCTCGTCCAAATCTTGCCTGAGTTGTCGTACAGAATCTGGGCGAACACGCCCAACGCCGTGTGCATCATCCACATGCCGAAGTACTCGACGCCGGACGGCTTGTTCGATACGGTATTGCCACCACCGGCATAATAATACCCGCACTGTTCTTCAGTGGTGTACGAGTTCAGGTTCTGATTACTAAGCACAACCGGCGCCGTCGGAGGATTCTGGACGCCGAGAGCCGTACGGGCCGTCTTGGCCGACGTGGCCCCGGTGCCTCCCTTGGTCAGCGGGATCGTCGGGAGCCGGTCGACTGCCAGCGTACCGCTGGTGATGTCGGAAGCGGCGTGGCTGTGCGACCTCGCCGCGAACAGTGCCTTGATCGAGGACCAAAGCACCGTCCTGGTGCCCGCAGAACCAGTCGTGCTATCGATGATGAACACGTCCGAATCCGATGGTTGCGAAGTGCGGGTGTATGTATTAAGACGTGCCATACGTCATCTCCTTAGTCGATTTGATGCCATCCCTGTGGATAGACATCGGGGGAATAGGCATTGCCGTCCATCACGCATTCATACCGATGGCCGTTGTACGTCACCTTGTCGCCGATGTTGTATGCGTCATGGGCGCCGGTCGGTTGGACGAATGCCGGATACTCGTCATCATCGCCACCGGGTTCCGGGCTTTCGCCGGTGCCATCCAACTTGGTCCAGCCTTGCGGATAGGCGGTCAGCGACCAGACATTATAGTCGATGTTCGACTGATAATAGGCGCCTTCGAAGGACACCTTGTCGCCCTTCATGTAGGCGTCCGTAGCACCAAGCGGCTGGCTGAACGGATGGATGCTATGCTCGTCCGGCTCATCGACGCACTTCCATCCCGAGATGTAGGTATCCGGCGGGAAGATCTCCTGGGCGGTGTCGTTCTGAAGGCAACGGTACAGAACGCCCTTATACCGGACAATATCGCCGGTCTTGTATTCGGTACCGACAGTCCACTCCGGAACCAGAGCCGACACGGCCTTCAGATCCTCGACCGGCATGCTGGTCAGCATCGGCTGAATCAGCATCGGCACGGCGGCCATGACGGCCTTCTGGATCTCCTGCTGTTCCAATGCCTGCGCCTCACGCTCGGCATTGGCCTTGAGTTCCTCAGCGGTGAACTTGGTGTAGCGCTGAATATCCTCGTATTCGTCCCAGGCTTCCTTGGCTTCGACGCCGGGAACGTCCACTTGCCACTCGACGTCCTTGCCGCCGTTCGGATACTCCTGAAGGGTCTCGTAATGGCCCTGCTCCTCGACAGCCTCAACGGCCTCGTGGTGCTGAATGAAGATCTTGTCATCGGAGAGCTTGCCGAGACGATAGTCCACGTCCTCCGGCTGGATCTCCTTGTCATTTTGGTCCAAGATTCTCATGATGATTCCTTTCTTAGTGAATGACGAACATGTCGTCGATGACGGAGTTGAGGATCGACGTGATGGCCGACGGATCGGTCACGACACTCTCGATGAGCTCGTGCCACTCCTTTTTGTTGGACTCCATGGTGTCGTCGAATTGCGCCTGCCACTGTCTGATGATGGTATCGGCGTCGAAGGTGTTCTCGACCAGTGTCGCCAGAGGACATGCACTCGTACCGATGGCGTTAGTGATGTTGGCGGAGGTGATGTTCGTGGCACCATGAGCGACCTTAACGTACGCCAAGGGATATTCGGAAATATCGGACGTCTTGGTCATAGTCGGACGTTGCGGACTTCCGCTTGGCGTTCCCTTCTTGATGAGAATACTATTGGCCCTGACCGCCAATGAGGTATCGACCCGAAGCACCACGGCATCGATACGGTCCTGAGTGGCCGACGCAGAATCGATCGTCAACGGAAGATCGGTGGAATTATAGGTCCATGTATGATTGAACCAGGCTCGACCGGATCTGACAATGACCTGCATGCCGCTTCCCGACTTAACGACCAGATGGTCCTCGAAATTCGGAAGCACACCATCGTTGATGATGCCATCGAAAATCTGCCCCATCTGAATATTGTTGTACACACGATCATGGTTTGAGGAATTGAAAAATCCTGAGGTAACGGCCATGGCTTACTCCTTTCTGGTTAATCATCTATCTTCACCGAGGAATGCAAGGTGTTGTCGGTGGAATCTCGAATCGGTAATTCGGAGGAATCATCGATCGATGTCAAGGAATCGACGATCGTCTCCAATGTCGGATACTCGCTGTATCCATTGGAATCCCAGTTACGAATATACTCGGTGATCTTGGCCGGATACGCCATGTTATAGGCGTTCTCGAATTGCACAATATCACCGATAGTGTAATCTTCGTTGTAGACCATGCCAGTAGTTGATGATATCTCTGCATCGAAGGTGATACCGGAACCAACCTTTTTGAGTTCCTTCTTTCCTTCCGATTTGAGGGAGTTAAGTACCGTGGAATCCGGAAGCGGTTTTCCCTCATCATCGTTTTGCCGGATCGATAGTCCGCCATAGAACGTTTCGTGATAATCCCATCCGATAGATCCGTCCTCATTTGGAACATAAGCGACCAGACGTTTCGTCGAACCATCATCGTTTCGTGTCTCGGACCCGCCGACGTATGCGGCATTATAGAGTTCGCGATAGTCCATAGTGGTGTCCGACGAAACCAGATTTCCGTAATTCGATGAAAATATCACATATGGATTCTTATCCTGTTCATATGAATGATCGGTTCCGTTTATGATGCGAAACGTCATTTTCGTATCGATCCAACGGTCGGCCGTTGCCAAACTAAGACGGAATCCGTATTTCTTGGAGTCGAGAATCGTCTTGACGGCATCATATACTGTGTCGCCATCGAATTCGTATCCATCATCGGTCTCCGACGAAGTGTCAGGAAGATCGTTGTTCTTTTCAAAAACGAAGTTGTCGATCTTCCGTCGTGCTTCCGTTGGCTTGACGACATTCTCGTTCAGAATCGTCTGAATCGCGATCTGAATATCGCCTTTGTACGTGACTTTCTTCGGAATGACTCGTCTCAACAGAAGCGACTCCAAGGAACGACCGCTCACGACAAGATGATCTCCATCTTCGAGATTGCTGGTGATCTTCACCTGATCGATCACCATAGTCGATACGGAATCGGGATAGAACAGATAATATCCTTTCGGGAACCGTTGGATATTCTCGATACTCGCCCGAACGTAGAATTCGAAATCGCCATAAGCCGAGAACCGCTCGGTCCAAATAACCGATTCGAACTCATCGACGATGTCGACGACCTTAAACGATTTGTCCAGTACGAAAAATTCCATTCGTTTCGCCATGATCACACTCCGGCGTAAAGAATCTTACTGGATACGGACACCATCATGTTATCGATACCTGATTCGGCCATATAGGTGATGACATTGTTTCCAGGATACAGTGTAATCCAACTCACAGCCCTGTCGATGGCGTTGAGAACGTTGTAATCGATGCCCTCCCTACGAATTCTTGCGTATTTTTCTCCGGACACGGTCGATATGATAATCTGATCCCCAGACTGGAGATCGGATCCGATGATGCGCTTAACCTTATCGGTGTAGATCAGGATCGACTGGTCCCAATCCTCGTTGTAGAATGAGGGATTAGAAACCGGTCCAGTGAGTTCGACAGTGATGACAACGCCGACCTCGGCTTCACCATCGTACTGGACGATCTTCGAATGATCGATGCTGATATTGCCGAATTCAAAGGTGTCGCCGGCTATCGGGAACGGGAATTCGAACAGCGACTCCACTGTCGAGAACTGTGTGACGATCTCCGAGACCTCGGAGGCGTCTTCAAACCACGGATCTGCACATCTGATCGTGATTGCCGACGCCTCCTGACTCGTGAATATGGACACCTCGTTGTTCTCGACATGCCCGACGGTCTTCACCCGTCTGGTATCGGTCTCGAAGATGAGCGTCACGCTTCGTTTCTCCGGAAAATATCGGTAGAGCCTATGACGCAACTCCTCGATACTGTGATTAGAATCCCATAGATAGGCAAGCGTGATGGTGATGTCACGCGATTCCTTTCTTGCTCCGTTAAAGACGGAACCGTCGGAGGTGACCGATTCGGAATGCCACAGCGTGGCTTTCGTTGGCCCAAGACCATCGATGCCGGAGATCAAATATCCGCTCTCCCGAGGGTCGGCGAGCGAAATGGTCAGACTTTCGTTTCGATCATTGATCACTGTCATGGACCTGAACATTGAGACCACTACTTTCCTATAGGTGACATTTTCAATTCCTGACGAAGGAGTTTGAGTTGGTTCGACGTCTGTCGGTAAATATCGTAACGACTGAGACTGGTCGGCGAATTCAACGTCTGGTTGTATTCGATGTTGACCGACTTCGGACCGCTCGTATCCTTCTCCGCCGTCCGAGAACCACTCTCATTTTGACGGAATCGACGATCGATTTCCCTGAGCTCGGCCTCTGACGGAGCGATGGATCTCGACAACATCGAATCGATCGATCCAGCCTGCTTGCTGATGGCGCTGAGGTCAAGAACCGGGGTGATCGTCGGACTCGCGTTGAACAGATCGTCGATCGACGACGTCGCCAGCATGTCGTTCAACGTGGATATCGCCTTCTGTGCGACCTTCTCGGATGAATTGCCGACCATGTCCTCTCGATCAGTAATGCCGATCGAGAATCCTTCGGTGAAGAATCGACCAACCTGCATCATGATCTTCGATGGGGAACCGTTATCCAAGGCGCGATCAGCAGCCTCCTTGGCCGAACTGGCCATATTGGCCGCTGCGGTGGCCGCCGAGCTCGCGTAATTCCTGATGCCGTTGGTGAATCCCTCGACGAGATATCGTCCGGCGTCATAGAATCCGTTATAATAGGCTCTGACGCTGTTAACTGCCTGATTGACGGACGATGAGAACACTCCGGTGAACTGTGATGAATTCGATCGCATACCGTTCAGCAGACCATCGGCTAGATGTTGACCGGCCGTGCGGAACTGCGACTGGAACGAATTGATCCTGTCCACCGTGGTCCGAAGTCCGGCCGCTGTCGATGTCGTCGACTCGTTAAGGGCGTTCCCCATACTTCCGGCGAAGGCCAACACGACACTGACGATTGAATGCAATCCGCCGTTGATGGTCGAGGTGGCGCCGATGATGGCGGCGGACATGCTCGACATGTTCTGGCTGACGATGGATCCAACACCGGACAATCCATTGGTTACCGATGCCTTGAACTGTGTGAATCCAGTGGATATGGTCGATCCATTGATTGAAATCGCGGTGGCAATGTTCTGCATCGATGTCGACAGGTTGGTCGCGAACGATTTGAGCTGATCCGGAAGAGTGCTCGTCACCGCTGATGTGTTGTTCAGCGATGTGATGAAATTCGAGAGACTGGTCCCGATGGTGGCAATTCCGGAATTCGCCAAAGAGGTCACCGAAGTAGACAGCGAGGTAAGTGCCGTCGCCGAAGACGTCATTCCTGTCGTTGCCGACGCTCCGACGTCAGCGAACGCTTTCACGCTGTTCGCCAGAGCGGTGAGATTACCTTGGATGCCGCCCGGAATGGCAACACCATTCCACTTCTTGACGGATCCGGCCAAATTGCCGAGAGGTTCGGTTATAG